GGTTCTTTAACCAGAGTATTCCCGCAGTGTGCCCACCATACTTTATCACCTACCTTGTATTTTTTCATATTCCCTCTCCTCCTCAATCGCTTCCTTCATGGCCTTATGTGCTAAATTCCATGCTACGGTAGAAAAATCTCTTATCAATTCATGTTCAATGACAGTAAAAGGATAGGGACAATATCCATCCCAATCAAACTCCATCAGCATATCTCCGAGCTTATCCACCGCTCGAAGAACTAAGGCTTTGGGTGTCATAGCCAATCCCTCAATGATTCAATTACTTTAGAATCTTCTGCTAAATCCTTCTTAACTTCTTTCATTTCTTCTCTTGCATCCTTCTCAGGGCTTCCAATCCATTGCTTGCCATCTTTCCAAATAGAATATGCGTCTATCGCTGCAAGTACCCCTTTGATGAAATCAGGGCTTCTTGTTCCGTACATCTCTCTCCAATATCCCATCTCATTCACTCCCCCCTCTCATTCTCGCTATACTAAACCCATTCGCCCTTGATGTTTCTCATGTGAACCATCTCTAAATGATTAAGAGCATTGTGTTCTTTAGACTCAAACGTCAATTCAAATCCTTGGTAATTGATGAACAGTTTAGCCGATACCGTATTATGGTCGCAATGTTCCTTCACCACGTTAAAGAAATTCCTAGCCTCTTTCATCACTTCTTCGTTCATTCACTCCCCCCTCTCGTTCTCCCCACACCACACGCAACGTCCGGTGTTGGGTTCGTATTCGTGCTGCCCGTCACTGTAGGGGCAGCCGTGATTACGGTAGTCCCTCTGCTCGTCTTCGAGCTTATCCTGTAAATCCCTATCAGCTTCGTCTAGGATATATAGGTTAGTCATGTCTTCCCCTCCACCCACTGAGCTACCACTTCTTGCATCTGTCCTGGCATATACATCAGGAAATATTGACAGACATAGAAGTGCGTCAACTCATGGGCTATATGATGTTTTTTGACATAATCTATATTTGCCCTAATCAGTTTCTCTTTTGGATAATACGCCGCCGGTGCAGTTATTCCAAAGGCAATGTAGCAGTTCTCATGCTGCAAATATATCTGAGCCTTCGGCACTTCCTTGTATCTCAGGCCGGTTATCTCAAGCACACGGCTTGCAAGACTGTCGATGTCGCCTACCCGCTTCTCGAACCTCATCAGATCCTTAGTGTCTGTGTAGTAAATAGTGCAATAGGTGGTTGCACAATCCTGCCAGGGATCGCCGTATGCTCTACCGACATGGAACGCTAGGTAGATAATGAATAATATTAGGATGATGTAGCAGGTACGGGTCAAGATACCTCCTCGCTCCCGTTGCGTAGGGAGCTACCATTCTTTAAGTTCTTCTGGATGATATAATTTTAGCCACTCAACCAGTTCTGCCATGCCTGGCCTCTCCCCCATCATTGTTGCATAACAAACAAACCTACCTTTTTCTTTCCAGTATTGTTGAGCTATGGGTACGAAATCCTTACGCATGTTCAAGTAAGGGTATTCACCTTTTTCAACCTGTTCATCGCTTCCCCATTTCAGTTGATAAGGGCAACCGCACTTCATGCACATTGCCTCACCAGAATAGTCGCCCCATTGAAAACGCATGGGATAATCACCACAAATTACACATTTTTGCATCCGACTAGAAGCCTCTAGGTTCGCATGTAAATCATAATCATGTAAAATTCCCTGTTTCGGCATAACCTCTCCTTTCGCCCTGTTCCGTACAGGGCACCCCTCAAGGGGGACGAATAGAGGTTAGAAGGTTCCTGCCTATACCTGCCTCACTCTTGCCAATTCCGACATGAACGCTCCAGGTAAGTCCCGTGAGTCAAGCGGTATGCCAAATCTCTTTTGTGTAATCTCACACAGGAAAACGATTAACGGTGAGTCTCCATGTTGGTGCTCTACATTGGTGATTCTCGTCTGATTAACATGAAAAGAAAGCGGCGAATTATCTAGGTTGATTAACGTCCTCCAAAGGTCAATTACAGTCTCCATCGGGGCCCTCCTCTTATTTTTTTATTCCTGCCGATACCCTGAGTGTCTTTGTTATTTCTTCTAACTTCATCTTAACTGTCGCAGATATGCCCTCTGCTATTGAATTATTTGCAGTCGTAAGGGCATCCTTCATCGCAGTTTCGATATGGTACTTGAGGTATCCATCAATCATGTGCCCGATTCGAGTATCGCTGGCCTTCCAATAACTATCCCGACCTGTATTTGGTTTCCCGTTGAGGTCTACCTTTTCAGTCATATACGCTTCCGCTCTCTGAACGATATACTCAATAATAGTTACGGACTGTCCCTGTTTTTCGCCCCAACAGTTAGTCTTTTGCAAGATAAGATTCTCAATGAACTCTGACATCCTGGGTAAGACGTGTTCGGCAGCTATCTCATGGATTTTGGCGTCAATGTGCTCGGTAACTAAACCCTTGAGCTTCTTAGCAAATGCCGACTTTTCAAAATATTCTTCTCTATCTTCATCATATGCCGCAGTACCCTCCATTACTTGTTGGCAAAGGCGTTCAATAACTTTTTCCTGTAACTCTTCTTTGGTAAAACCTAATGATTCTAAAGTAAATTCCATACCTCCCTCCCTTCATGTAATTTCATTAAAAGGCTATAAAATCCCTCATACACCTCTCTCATATCCTGCGCCTCACGCAGACGCAGGGCTGAGAGCTTTCGTTTTATACGGTTGAGCTTTCTAGTTTCCTGATTCATAGTGTCCTCTATTTCAGTTTTTATAAATATACACCCATGAATAATAGATGTCAAGCAAAAAATTCATCAATGTATAGAATATCGGAAAAAAAGATTATTTCTTTAGGAATTGTTTTAGTTCTAGGTAGGGTTGTCGCCTTTCATCTGTGCCTTCTGGCGGGTTACTTTTTTCCACAATCCTGCGTATCTCATCAATTTGGGTTTTCAATAGATAGTACCGGGGAAGGATATAATCAAGCATTGTTTCTGCCTCAGAACCACGGTCTAAGCCTAGTGCCCTCAGTATGCCGTTCTTTGTGTTTTCCTGTAAATTATTTTGCGTCCCGTGTTCAATCCTAGAAATAGATCCCTGGGATGTCCCCGCAAGATCCGCTAATTTCTCTTGGCTCCACTTACGAGCTTTTCGATTTTCCTTTACGAGCAAACCAAATTCTTTGTCGGCCAAGTCATTTTTTTTATTCATACATGCATTTTTTCCTTGCATTTTAAATTCATAGATGTATAATTCATAATTATGGAACTATCAGAGTACCTTCAAAGGAAGAAATTAACGGTAACGGCTTTTGCAAAAATAGCTGGCGTACCACAACCTACTGTCTGGCGGATTCTTAATGGGAAGATCAATAATCCATCACCAAATATTGCCGAAAGGATAGAAAAAGCCACAGGTGGGTCAGTAAGTCGCATGGAACTTTTGTATCCTAATCACAACAAAGCAATTACCACAGAATCTCAAAGATAACCCATAGCAGGGTGAGTCCGAGGATTATTTTGCAGATGAGATCAACCCTCTTAATATTTTTTGCTTTCATAGTAGCCATATAACATATCTTGGTATTTGATTCAATCTCTTTTCTCCATTTTCCGTACACGTAAGATAGGGATGCTATGAGAAAATTCAAGAACCTAGCAATCTTTTTTTTCCTACGCTTTCTGCGCTGCTCCTTCCCTGACATTGTAAACTTCCTTCTCAAAATCAATAAGTCTAACCAAAATAGAGTAGCCACTGCCTGTAATGCAAGCAGGCAGTACGTTAACGATGTACTTTTGCATGACCTAACCGGCCCCAAGGCCCTCCGTATTAAGCAGCACATTTCGGAGATCCTGGGGTTTCGTGTGTGGAGGTAGCTCATGTATTTTTTTTACCAAATTGCTGTCTGCGTAGTCTAGCGTTTTAAATTACGCCCATCTACGCTAATAGCGTAATGAGGTCTTAGATGCCAATGTCAGAGTCGTTTGAAGAGGTTGAGAAAGACCGAAGAATAAAAGAAGTCAAAAAGCATTCACGTCATTTAGAACGTCTTTGTAGAGAAATAGCCTCCGCCGTCAAGCGTGAAGATATGGCTAGGGACTTAGATATATCGTACTCCTACTTTTCTGAGATACTCAACAGCAATGGCGATCAGAAATCCTTCAAGCTCTGGATGATACCTGCCTTGACCGCAAGCCCTAAATTCCATGACCTGATAAATTTCTTGTGCGACATAGCAAAACCTGTCAGGGAACATCCAAGAATAAAACCCGTCAAGACGGCAGAGGAAGAACTGACAGAACTCAAGCAGGCGATAGTGAACCGTGGCCTAGAGTCCGTATTTGAAAAGGATGGCATAACGTTTGAGGGGAAATAGGGGGTTATGCAACAACTAGACTTTGATGGTAAGACAAAGGAAGAGGTCAGCATAGAGTTTATCCGTCAGTACGAACCCCCTGAGGGCTATTTTCTAGGCTTCAGTGGTGGTAAGGATAGCATTGTGCTTTATGATTTGGCTGTGCAGTCAGGAGTGAAGTTTCAGGCATATTACAGCAACACTACTATTGATCCACCTGAATTGACTAAGTTTATCAGAAAGAATTATCCCGATGTAACTTGGTTACATCCTCGAAAGTCATTTTTCAAATTTATTCCTCAATACGGGTTCCCCACGAAATTTGCTCGTTGGTGCTGTAATGAACTTAAAAAAAAGCCTTCAAAACATATCAAGTTAAGGCACAGACTCATGGGGATTCGGGCAGAGGAATCTTTTAAGAGAAAAACTAGAGGACAAATAAATGAATACTCAGAGCAAATAATATATAGCCCCATATTTGACTGGTTAGAATGGGAAGTGTGGGAATATATTGAGAGAAAAGAATTACATTACTGCTCTCTTTATGATGAGGGGTTTGATCGGTTAGGGTGTGTTATCTGCCCCTTCGTTTGCAATCCCAATTCTTGGAAATTAAAATTATATAAAGAACGCTGGCCGAAACATTATCAGGCATTTGAAAAAGCTATGATAGAGTTATGGGATGACAGGGAATGGTGGAGACAAACTAGAATGAGATATGCAATGTTACCAGAGGAATTTATAGAGAATTGGTACAGAGGAAAATAGGGGGTTAGATGCCACGCAAGAAAGGCGGTAAATACGCCCGAGATAAAGGGCTAAATTTCGAGAGGGAAATAGTCAACCTCGCCAAGTCAAGAGGCCATATTGCAAAACGAGTACCCCTGTCTGGTGCTACCGAATACGCTAAAGGCGACGTTGAGATAGGGGATAGGGTATTTGAGTGTAAGCGTGTTGCCCGCTCACCTCTCTATAAGTGGTTAGGGGATAATCATGGCGTTATTATTAGGGGGGATAGGGAAGAGGCTTTGGTGGTATTAAGGCTGGAGGACTACCTGTGAAATACCGAGGCATGTTCTGGCGTAACCTATACTGGCTATGTGATGAAGACCCGATAGAATGGGATGTGCAGAAAATAGCGTTGGTGGGGGTGGGGATATGAAATTCATTTGCTTATTCTGTGAGGACCCATTCGAGATAAAACAGGCAAGCCGTGCCATAGCCTGTTCTAAGCCTGAATGCCAGGAGAAGAAGAGAGCCCGGCATCTTAAAATAATGAGGGAACGGGCCGCGGAACATAGGGAGAGAAAAAGAGGAACCAAGGAAGAAAGACCTCCTGAACTTAAACTCCGTAAGTGCCAAACCTGTGGCAAACCAAAAGCAATAGAACCGAACCGTACTTGTGATGATTGCTATGCTCGAAACAGCAAATACGATGACGCGGCGATAGGGTGGTGATAGATGGGGAAAAATCCGGCATTTCAGATTTATCCAGGAGATTGTCGCAGAGATACCGGCCTACAAATGATGGATTTCTTTTCAAGGGGTATTTGGTATGAAATGTTGTGGTGTATGTGGGATGCTCCGGAGCGTGGAAAATTAGAAGGAACTCACGAACAACTAAGTCGGTTAATAGGGTGTTCAATCGAAGAATTAAAGATTGCACTTGGAGAGATTGGCGTTACAAAAACAGGTGAAGTAACGGTGTGTAACGATTTAGTAACGGTAATCAATAGAAGGATGTATAGAGAAGAAAAAGAGCGTCAATTAACAAGAAAGAGGGTTCAAAGATTTAGGGAAAAACAAGGAGAACGAATTAGTAACGGCGACATAACGCTCCCTTCTTCATCTTCTACTTCTTCTTCAAAGAAAAAAGAAAGTATAAAGAAAAAAGAAAAGCCACCAAAAACGTTGTTTTTGGATTCTGTGTATCTCACTGAAGATGAATACCAAAAACTCAAAGAAAAGCATGGTGAATCTTTAACCAGCAGAGCCATTGAGATACTTAATAACTACATTCAGAGCAAAGGGAAACGCTACAAGAGCCACTATCATACTCTGTTAGGTTGGCCTATTGAAAAAGCAAAGGAAGAATTACCCAAAAGCACTTATCCAAAGAAAAACACACAACAAGGAGTAGGGTACAATCCCAAGGCAGATTATAATAGACCTCAGAACAAACCAGAGAAAGCAGACTATGATGCTGTACTTGAAGGCATTAGAAAAGTACAAAAAGATGCAAAGTTAACAGAGGAGAGGCCACCATAAAATCACGGTTGAGTAAACCAAGAAAGGAGGAGACATGAAAAAGTATAGGAAGAAACCAGTAGTAATTGAAGCAATGCAATTTTGGGTGAACTCATTCGAAGGGTGGCCCTTCGGTGTATATAAAGATAATGAATCGCCTACAGGGTACGCCATTGATACCCTTGAAGGAAGTTATCATGTAACAGAAGGTGACTGGATTATCAAAGGCATTAAAGGCGAATTATATCCCTGCAAGCCCGACATTTTCAATGCTACCTATGAACTGGTTGAGTAAACCCCCGTGCGGGTAGTTCATGTTCTGGGAACCTAGGCTCTCCCGTCCAGCATGGCTACCCTAGCACGGGGAAGGATACGCCGGCGTAGCTCAATGGTAGAGCAGCTGCCTTGTAAGCAGAGGGTTGTGGGTTCAAGTCCTACCGTCGGCCCCAAAAACCCCCATACCTTACCCTTGCCCCTTAGAAGAAAACGGCCTACAAGAGAACCTCGTAAGCCGTTTTTCGCCTCTATTGACTCAAATAAAGGATTATCCCCCACGCCATAGCCAGGGCGAGGGCTAAATCTTTCTTAATGGTAATTCTATAAACGGTGTTTCATCCTCAATCCAATGTTCACGGTCAATAAAGTCTTCGTCTTGAATTGTTTTTTGATATTCTTTATATGCTGCTTTTATATCTTTAGCTTCAATATCTATTGCAAACAAAGAACGCCAATAGATTGTATACGTCTTCATCACTCCCCCCTTTCTTCTTTCCTGATCTCCTCCCACAACTGCATATACCTACCAAGGTATATGTCGTTAGGATATTTTACGCCCTTCTCCCAATTATAAATACTCCCGCTATTACAGGGAAACCGCCGGGCGAACTTCTCACGAGGCTCCCCGTAAAGCCGCCTAATACAACGGAAATCCTCTGGTTTTAGTCCCATTAGTCACCGCCTTTCTATATTTCTTTTATCTGAAGATGTGAAGCTACATACCAAACTCGATCCCAATTTACAAACCAATCTTTGCCCGATTCGTGGGGATTATAATTCACAGCATTTTGTGTTATCCTTAACAGAAACTACAAAGGTTCTACCTCTTAATAAATCGTGCCTTTTGTGGTAGTTTTTAGAAATGTAAACCATTTTCTCTGAGGTGCATTCGAGACCGAGATAACCCATGACCATTAAGGCATAATACTGATTTGTTGTTAATTGTTCATCCCCCGTTACATCTCTTTTAACGATTGTGATATTATTGTTGTAAATCACAATACCCTTGTCCGTGATCTTGTAAACGTGCCCACAGTCATTGCCAGTCAAATGGCTGTTGATTGTACCACATATAGGACACCTAGATGTCCTGTTTTCCATTTTGACTTTGATATACTTTACCATCCCCTTCCCCTCCCTTCTTAAATTTGCGCCTTCCAGTCCTTAATTTTATAGCGCCGCCCCGAATGAACGGGGCACAGGACTTATCGGGTGGGATTAGCAATCGTAATAATCCCCAGCATTGGGGGCAGTGTGATTAATAGTCCCATCTTTTTTCCGAGGTGTGTGGTCAAAGTCTGCATCCGTTTTTATGGAAAAAAATTTCCCCCGAAATCTATCAACGGCTGCGTGCTCACAAAGAGGGACGATCCAGAATTTATTTATTCTATCCCACTTTGCTCCTTTAATGTTTCTGATTTCCTGTACCGCATCCTTCTGGTACGGGAAGATCACCCTGAATTCATCGTTTTCTTCTTTTATTATTATATTCATTTCCTACCTCCTCGCCCGTGGGCGTTTTTGGGTGTTAGTTCGGTCAAAATGTTTCATACGTGCAACAATATTGGTCGATTTTTCCGTTAGAATCCCTTGAGCCAGGACATATTCCAGTTCCCAGACAATGATGGCATTCTATTTGTTCTCTTCGTCCTACGTCAGAGTTCCCCCTCCAATGTATGCAGACGCAGTCCCCGTGCGCCCCACAGGACAGACAATTACCATCTACCTTCCCAGATCCCCTACACGTTCTACACGTTATCTTTTTTATCTTTGTCATCTCCCTACCTCCCTTTGGTTTTTGTGTCTGTTAGCCATTCTTTTTCTTCCCAAATTCTTTCATAAAATTAAGTAATGCCTGCTTCATGCTGATTCCGAGTTCTGCGCATGCCGCCTTAAACTGTCTCAGAACAATCTCAGGAATGTCTTTCAATAGATATTGTTTCATGCTCTTGCCCCCTTTCGTTAGTTTAATAAGATATATAAGCAAGATAAGTGCCAACAACGAAAGAAACGTACAGAACACAGTATTGACAAGGGCTGGCGGGGAATACAGAGATTCGGCAAGAATAGCGAATTGTTACGAGAAAGTAACACCTTTTCAGGTAAAATGGCCTATCTGCCTAATATCATTGCATATTATGATTTGTTACGACAAAGTAACGAATGTCCAGGAAAAGTAACAATTTTGGTGCTACCACTAGATGTGGTATGTGACAACTCTCCAGCACCACTGTATATTGACATAGAGGACACTATTGAGACTCAATAACAACAATAAGAGACGAAAAATCGACCTACGCTACGATTTCAAGAGCTTCAATTGAAGTAGTTGAACACATATATACTATATAGGCATAGAACGTGCCAAACCGGGCTTGCAGAGAGAATAAAAATAGAGTATATGGGAAGCTATGTTTTATACATCGGATAGTTTTAGGTCGCTGCGCTGGTCCCGGCGCTTCGTGAAGTCCAAGGGTAGGACACTCAGAACAAAACAGCCTGCACTCTGAACGAGTGTTTTTCTAGTACGACATCTGTAGACCTGGCTGACAATAGCCCGATTGTCACTGAAACATAATACATAGCCCTATCAAATACTCTCTTTGACGGGCCTAACCTTGTCTAAACTGAGGGTGGATGGGCGGGATTCGATAAAAAATAAAGGAGAATAAAAAATACCTTACCTAACCAAAGATAACCCAGCCAGAAAACAACGAGATACAACTATAGCCCAAGACCGACTTGCTGGCCTAACCTACCGAGAACTGGCCCAAAAACATAACCTCGACATAGGACAAATAAGCCGACTGCTTAACCAGGATGAAATGCGAGAAATCATCGAGACCGGTACACAACAGATGGTTTCACTCATACCAAAAGCCCTCGATAACTACCATCAATTACTAAGCTGCGATGATAACAATATCAAGCTGAAAGCCAGTCAGGATGTGTGCAAGAATACAGGTATTCAGCCAGCACACACACAGTCTGTGTTGATAGAGAAGCTCATAATGAACCAACAAAACAACTTCATAGCTCCTGAGATAGTCGGGATTTTGGGCAGATACCTAGACGACCCTGCCGACGTAATCGACCTAAAAGCTATCGGATTGAGTGACGAATCTGTGGATAACCCTGTTGATAGTCGCAATAACAACAATAATGAGGCCCCTGATAGTGCTAAGTAGTTGATATTATAGGATACATGCGATGAATCGAAAGTTTACATATTGTAACATTAGCGGACATTGTGGTAGTATAGGCACACTATACGTACGCACACTCGTACGTGAGCAAGGGGGTGGGCGGGGGAGCAGAACGGGACTCCGGCGACCGACCCTTTAATAATTCTTCTCTGGTAACACACGGGGGTTTTTATGATTCCAGAAGCATTTTACGAATGGCGTATTCCAGGGGGTAATTTTTCTAATCCGGAACTTGTAGAGGCATTGAATAATGCTTTCTGTGATTCTCCTAAGTGCACGGAAAATATTGCTGAGACTTTCCCTCCTTATTATTATTTTCCTTGGGAGGATGGTTATTTTCGGGGATACGTTTGAGGGGCTAATGTTTCTTTTCTTTGCAATATCTGGCATAGTATTTTGGGTAGTGGGGTTGCTTGTGGTGGGGATGTTATTTTGGATACGGGGTGGTATGTATAGGGATGGTAAATGATGTTTGATGAAGAAAGTAGTCTTGGTGCGTGTATTTTGGGGGCTGGTTCTGATTGGGATGAGTCGCTGACACAGGAAGAGTTTAATGAACGCTGTGATGCACTTAACAAAGTTATTCATAGTGGACTGATTAAAAAATTAGCCGAAAGTTTCAAAGGGACGCTTGAAATGCGGAATGCTCGTATTTTTAATTTATATCGAGGGGGTAGGTTTTGATATTGAATCCCGACTGTCGTATGTGTGCGCCTCTTTGTGGTATTATTTTATGTACTGACCATCGTAAGATGTTGGAAGTAGCTGGTGTAGAGCCGTGTGTGCCTGATTTTATAGCTATTGCGATGTGGCGGCAGTACAATCAGATGTATTTTGAAGAGCCGATTGAGAAGGTAGGGACATGGAGGGAGAAGTTATTATCGCATTTTAAGGGGATATTGTTCGTATAATAATTAAATAGCTGGCAGGGTTGATCGCCTGGTCAGCACCCCAATAGTTCCCAAGAACCCGTAACCGTATATACGGCAGTTACGGGTTTTTTATTGGGGGCATAAGGAGAGGGAAGATGGGGGTAAGGTTAAGGACGCAGGTCTTGGGTAGGTTGTTAAAGACGGGTCAGACGACTCAGTATGCGTCAGAGTTGGATGATGGGTATTACGAAAAGGGGCTTTCAAAGTATTATGAGATTTTAACTACTTTAACTCATGCTGGCACCACTAATATCACCATCAATTCCAAGACGGATGCTCATAGTAACAACTGTGTTTTTGATAACAGGACGAAGTTGATGTTTTCTCGGTATGTATCGGCTTCGGTTGGGCCGGGATCGGATGGGAAGATACCGTGGACGACTACTGGAGCTGGAGCAACGGCAGAAGGGATATTCCCTTACTGTACTGCTGCGAATACTGCTGAATTAGCGGGGTATTCAGATTGGAGGATACCAGATTATAAAGAAGTTGATTCTCTTTTGGAGATAGAAGGAACAGCACCTTTTATTGACGATACTGCATTTGCATCATTTCCAAGTAACATAATATGGACATCTTCAACCCATCCAATAAGTACCACCGATGCATTTGATATTAGGTTTGATAATGGCGCAGGGCCTACTTATGCTGTCAAGACGGCAGCTTATTATGTCCTTTTAGTCCGCGGAGGTTAAGGATGGGAATTTTAGGTGATTTGGTAACTGTTCTAATTGAATCCGAAGATTGTCCACATGGGCAGGTAAAGAGAATATACGAAATAAGAGATTCCGAAGGTGTTTTGCTAAGGAAGCAAAAGATTACCTGGAGTTATTATCCAACAGGCGAAGTAGACGAGATAGTTACCTACGAACTCGATCCTGATGATACCGTTCTGTCTGTAAAGGGAATCAAGCATTTCACGGATGGAAGGCAACCTATCTCTTTTTAAAAGGAGGTTTTGTGAAAGTAGCCAGTAAGTTTGATGATGCAAAAGACGAATGTTGCCCGAATTGTAGGGAGAAATTCAGGGACTTCCTGAAGCCCTGGGGCAAGAATCTTTTGGGATGCTATAAGTGTGGCACCGTGTTTATTCCTAAAAGAGTCTTAATCGAAGAACGCGCGGCAAAGAGACAGAAACTCTTGGACTTACAGAACGGTAAGGAACAGGAAGAAGATGCAGCAACCACAACTGGCTAAACTGACTGCGGACGATCCACGGTTTGCCCCCTATGCGGGGTTTATGAGCATTATAAAAACCGAGCAGTTAGTGGTTTTATTGCACATGCCTCATAAGATAATAGGGGTGTTTTCTGGCAATCAAGGCGGTAAGACCATGGGGGTTGCCTATCAATACTTTACAAGGGTTATCGGGCAGCATCCGGTTAAATATAAGAATAAACTGGCTAAAAAGATACGGTGTATGAGTTCTACGTTGCCCGAAAGTACGGAAAAAGAGGAACAGGATAATACGCAGTATCTCGAATTGAAGAAGATAATTCCTTACGAGATGATTCAGAAGGATATTACCGCTAGAAGTCAGAATTTAGTTGTCAGTAGCCCCGTGCATGGCAAGACGGTATTCGAGTTCCGATCATCGAAACAGGAATTACAGGATTTAGGCAAAATTCAACTATCTTCTGTATGGCATGATGAGGAGACGCCAAAGGCAATAAGGGAAGAGTGCAAGATGAGGCTGCTTAGTGAGGACGGAGATGAGTATTTCTCATTAACTCCGGTGAACCCCCTATCGTACTGCTTCGATGAAATTTGGGAAAAGGCTTCTTATATCTTTAGAACGACAACGATTCAAGAAAAATTCGGATTACCACAAGTAGAACATAAAAAGACAGGATACGATATTGGATGTATTCAAATGGCTACCGATGATAACCCGATTTTGACCTCTGATGCCATAGAAAGATTGTTTGCCGAAACTAACCCCGATGAAATCGACTTGAGACGGTATGGGGTATTTAAGGCAGTTACGGGTAGGGTACATAAGACTTACGATCCGAGAATCTGTTACATACCGTTTCAGAAGACGTTTTCTGATGGTATTCCTTACGATTGGACTCATGGAAGGGGAATTGACTTTCACGAATCACGCATTCCGTGGTCAATAGGGTGGCTGGCAGCAAGTCCTCAAAACGAATGGTTCTTATGGCAAGAATTTCACCCTGCGATTGATGGTCCGAATGCTTATAATACGTATGAAATAAGTAAGTCGATGGTGCGCAAGTCGATGGATTATGATTATACGGTGAATTTGATTGACCCACTTGCCAATACAAAACAGGCAAATACACTCTTTTCTACTGTTGACGACCTTAACAGATACTTTTCCGAAATGCGTGCTCCTGCATTCTGGCAAGCATGGGATACGAAAGGAACTACCGGAAGAGATGAAGTTGGCAAACGGTTCAAGAATGCCGTTAGGTGTGGCAAGCCGTTTACCAATCCCTACAAAGAACATGGTGTTATGAAGTATCTACCTACTATGTGGATTTGCGATACGTGCCCTAAGACCAATGAATCGTTGATTAAATGGCGGTTCGGGGAATATGTAACGGCAGCAACAAAGGCGGTAAACGACCCGAAACCTACACCACAGCAACGGTATTCTCACGATAATATGGTTCTGGAATGCCTAGCGAAAGACCATCGGCTATTATATGCCTCTCATTTCTTTCATAACAGGCCGAGTCAGCTTAAACCCAAGCATGTATCAGTAACAGGGAGGCCATGTGGGTAGTAATGTCTTTTGTTATGGACAGAAATCGGTATCAGAATTGTATCGTCATAACTGGTTTCGGACGTTCAAGGGCTATCCTGAGATGAATGACGATGTTAAGGCATTTCTCAGAAAATACTCCGAGAGACAGGAGTACGACTGCATATTCCTTTTCTTCAATGAAATATGCGGTTACGAAGCTGACTACAGTATGTTCCTGACGAAAGAAATCATGGAAGGGAATTTATAGAATGCCGAAAACAACGGCAGAGGATTTTGAAAAGTTCAAGATAGAGTGTAAGAAAATAATAGATAGACTTGGGATATACGATTGGTGGGTTTATTACGAATGGGAAAAATTAGAAGATGCTCAGGCTGAATACGACTTGAATTTAAACTCTAGGCAAGTGACTTTTAGGCTGAATAAGGGCAACATTGATGCCCCTATTGATATACTTGCTAAACATGAAGTTGTCGAAGCATTATTGCTTGGTAAATTAAAGGAAATGGCAAAACATAGGGGTTATACGATTAACGATATAGAAGAAGAAGTCCATCGTATAGTGCGGATTTTGGAGAATAGGTTGTGAGAAAAGGTAAGACCATATATCACTGTCATGGGAAGAAAAAGGGCAAGAAACTAAGAACATATTCGTCCGTAGCAAAAGCTAAACGTGCTCATAGAGCGATTATGGCAAACAAAAAGGGTAAGAAATAAATTGAAAGATTGGATAGAACAACGATTAAACGAAATGGCACTATTATATTCACCAAGAAGTTCTGGTTTTTTTTGTTCGGCAAGAATGATGTCGAGAGTTTATCCACATTATTTTCGTAAGGGATGGGTTTGGGAAAATGGACACAAAGTAGGACATGTAACCTGGAATGGAAATATGCTTTTAGATACAATAGATTATGTTAGGAATTTTTGAAGAAATATTCTCCACCCGTAATGGAGTAAGAAATGAACTCTTACAATAGTATGGAAGAAATAACGGAAACCGAAAACACTAAAACCAGAGACGATTGGCAGGAGCAATTAGCCAATCTTGTAATGAGTGAATGGGACAAAGGACAGCAGTACGTTGACGACTTAAACACACTCTACGAAGATATTTACCAGATGCTTCGTGGTAAACGCCCGACAAAGAATTACGATTGGCAGTCTAATGTAGTGGTAAACAAGGTTTTTCAAATCGTCTGGACGGCAATACCATACGTCACGCAGAAGATTTTTGGTGCAAACCCCATAATAGGTATTAAGTCATACGATAAGAAACAGGCGTGGGCAAGAGAAGAAATACTAGAGTTCTGGAACACTCTAAATTCAGAGTCGCCAGAGCATGTACCGTTCTTCCTTACTATCGTTATGCTTACCCTTAGAGGGTTACTTAATGGTGTTGGTATCTTAAAGAAGGGATGGCATCAGGTATTAAAAACCAAATCTCAGACGATTACGATAGATATACCAATTGAACTCGATCAGGAAACGGGAGCAGTATCCAAGTCCGAACCATTTATAAGAACGATAAAAAGTACTATCCCCATTGAGGATTGGCCCGATAACCAGGTAGTCAATAACCGTAATGTAGTTAGTGACTGGTTGCTCAAGCCAGGGCAGTCTATCAGGGCGGGTCGGTTTATAACGCATCGTGAAATGATGGATTTAGACTCATTGTATTCTTCCGATATTGATTACATGAACCTTGACCAGATTAGTCCGAATACCAGTTCTACCGAATCGTCTGAAAGACAGGACAAGAGCAAATTGGCCGGAATAGACGGTCAGGATATGCCTCCGGACAGCGATATTTACGCTGATGTAGAAGTCTACGAAAGGCAAGGGGTATTTCCTGTTTACAAGACGAAGCAGAATGGTGAGTGGATACCGTGTTTTGATAAGGAAAAGATATATGGTAGTGGCGAAGTGGTAATGAAGCAGATGATAGTCACCGTAGCCAAGTCTGGCGAAGTGCCTGTCCTGATACGCTTTGACAAGAATCCTTACGGCGAAATGGGTTATATCGACCTGCATATCTATCTTGATGCCGAAAGGTGGAACTCTATCGGTATGATAGAACCTGTCAAAGACCTTACCACAGCACTTAACGACAACATGAATGCTTCGTTTGATGAAATATGGCAGAACCTAATGCCTCCGGTAGTCGTCAATAAGTTTGCCTTATGGGACTGGGATACGATGCAGTATGCTCCGGGGCAAAGATGGTTAGTTGGTGGCCCCCCTGCCGATTCAATATACTTCAAAGAATCAAGTAATATCACGAAAGATGCTTGGCAGAAACATGGATTGATTGATAACGAAATTCAACTTACTTCATCTATAACCCCACCGATGCAAGGTTTGGGCAAAGAGAAGGCGGCTACTACCAATGTGATGAATGCTCAGATGAGTGCTGGTAAACTCGATTTCATTGTCAAGATGATTGAACAAACTGCCTTGATACCTTCAGCACAGATGGATATACGCTTTGCAAAGAAATTTGTACACCCACTAACCCTACAAACCATTCTTCGTGAACCGTTCAAATTCTCCGATTGGGAAGAAGTCTATCAATACTTACCAGCAGCCTCCAGCGTAAAACTCGAATACCAGAGAAATGCTGAAATACAACAGGATGTTCAACTTATATCCGTACTGTCACAGGTGAACAACCCTAATACGGCAAAAGTGTTGAATGTTTTATGGGGCAATATACTCAGGAACAGGAATATGCCGAAAGAGGCAGCACTGTTTGACGAGGACTTTTACGAACCGCAGACAGGTGCAGGTGCAATGCAAATGCTTAGAAGGGGTATGCAACAGGGGGCACCGTCTAACGAGAAAGGTATCCCAATGTCTCAACCGGAACAAGAGATGAGACAACTGACTTATACCGGAGGCAATGCTTAATGGAAGACAACAAATCTATACCGATGGAAGGTGTACTTGGTTGGAAGATACTATTTGGTGATGAATACGAACCCATGCCGGACCCTAACCTCCCTGAAAATACTGCTTTTTTGAACGCTTTAAAAAAGAAAAGAAAAGAACAGTTCAGAAACTTGAGGGAGGGTCCCGGTAGGGTTCTCTTTGAAGATTGGGGTAACAGGATTAAGGTGACGATGCTGGCAGCGATGTTAGCACCAGAGGGTAAGTTATGTGTTTGTGAGATATGCCAGAGGATTAAGTCGGTACAGAGTTTACTAACAGCAATGATAGAGATGGAGAAGGCATTACAAGAACCGAAAGGTAAGTAAAAAAATCGAATAATCAGTAGGGGTAGCTCCCCTAACTGATACCCCCATTATCTATATAAAGAAGTCGTTTCGTGCGCACGACATGAAGCGGCTTTTTTATTTGGGGGAACTTTAAAAGGAGGAACGATTTTATGACAGACGAAACTCAGGATACTACTGAAGAAACCCAAGAAGAAGTTGGCGAAGAATCAGAAGCCCTGGAAAGTCAAGAAGAGGAAGATGGAGGGCCGAAGTTTTCAAAGGCTCAGTTGCAACAGATTGGTTCACTGATGGGTAGGATTGTTAAAACTCAGATAGAGAAAGATGTTTTGCCAATGATTACCGAATCGACACGAAGGCCAGCAATTACTACTACTGATAATGATGATGCCGTAGGGAAACTCCAACAGGAGCTTTCAGAACAGATATTTAGTGGCAAGCCTTTTGAGGCCATTAGTAGGGTAGTTCAACTGAGTCAACAGGCACAAACGAATTTAACGAAGACTAAACAACTAGAAGTCGATAAGACTTTAGTTTCATACGCTGAGAAACCCTTATACAAGGACATTTTTCAGACTATGAAAGGCGTTGCTGAAGATGCCGTACAGAACAAAGGTTATCCGGTCGCAGAGGCCGTTGAGTATGCTTATCAATTAGCAAGAGCAGATCATTATGAGAAGCAACTCAACCCAAGCCCTGACGAGGGAGATAATCTTGGTCTGTTAAAAGGCGGGAAGCACGTCAGACCAGGAGCAAAACCCAAGCTACCTCCAAGGTTCAAAGAAGCCTATGAAAGAGACAAAGCAAAGGGTTTATTCAAGAACGAGCAGGAGTATATAGATTGTTTATCTCCGCAAGTTCGAGAGCAGTACGGTATTTAAGGAGGTCTCCTTTTCTAAATGGGAAAGACAAGAACTCCAAGCGGTAACGAGGACACTACGTTCTTTCGCTGTACCAGGTGCGGTTTCCCCTGCAACACTGACAGGGACAAAACAGGCTCAGGGTCAGGTCTAACGTATGTAGCAGTTACGCATACTCAGGATCAATGTCCTGACGATCCGGTAGTTGTTGCCGGATGTCCCTTTTGCGGAACCAAAGCGTATAAAACATGGCAGAGATGAAAGTTTGCAGTAGGTGTTGTGAAGAAAAACCATTGTCTGCTTTTCATAAAAGGGCGGATAGAAAAATTGGTGTTCAATCACACTGCAAAGAATGTCAAAAAATACGCCGAGGGAAGTATTACGCTATACCGAAAAACGCTGCTAGGGCTAATATTTATTCGACTCGATATTATTGGAACAATCGAGAGAAAGCTCTTGCGGAAAATAAACGGTGGAGGGACGAGAATAATGAACGAAGGAAACAATATTCACAGGAATACGAGAAAGACAGACGAGTACGGTTGCCCGAAAAAAGAAATCTGTATGCAAGAAAATACCTCAATAAAAGGTATCGTACAGACTTTAAATATCGCTTAAACCGTATTATTTCGACAGGGATTAAGAGAAGTCTCAATGCAAAAAAGAATGGCTTCCATTGGGAAGATATTCTCGGATATTGTTACTTAGACCTTATAAAAAGGTTAAAAAAAACAATTCCACAAGGATACCGATGGATAGATTATGAAGCAGGGAAAACAAATTTGTCTATTGATCACATTATCCCCGTTTCTGCATTCAATTTTTCGACATTTGACGATCTCGATTTTAAAAGATGTTGGGCGTTAAGTAATTTACGTCTCATCTCCCTAAATGACAACAAACAAAAGTCTGACAAATTATTGTTTCCTTTTCAACCTTGTTTAAAGTTTTAAAATAAAACGAAAGGAGAAATCCGCACATGAAAGTAGTAAGAGATTTGTGTGGCGGTGGCAGGCCGATGCCTATGGATCTGTTCTTCAATGCTGCCTTAGCGGCAGATGGTGGGACAGCCTGTTACAAAGGGCAGTTGGTTAAGATGATGGACGTGGCCGATGTTGACAACGGACGATTCTTGACCACTGCGGTTAATGCTACTGTCACTTTGAACCATTTCGGGATACTCGAAGAGGATATTGGTACTGGCACGGGATCAGGGTATTTGCCGAATAGTGCAACGTATGGAATGGTTCGCAGGAAGATTACCCCGATTACACCTACCAGTATAATTGAAGCTGAATATGCACGTGCTGATAGATTAGCTGCGGCTAATTACGATACTGGTGCAACTGCTTCCGCCGCTGGAACGACACTGACATGCGGGTCGGCCAAAATTGATACGGATGATCTGTTGATTGGTGGGTGGTTATACTTCCTGAATGGCGCAAATCAGTACAAGTTACATTACATTACTGATAGTGCCAATACAGGAGAGGCCATTACGGTAGCGACAGCATTTAGTGGTGCTGTAGTAGCTGCGGATGATTATTTAGTCATCCTTCCTGCGTTTGTAAACAAGTTAGATTTAAACGCAACCTACACGGACATTAAGAGTGAAACCGATGATGGTGATTGGGATATAGCAGTAGTCGGGCTTGACCATTTTGTCGAGGCACCAACAATGCCACGGCAGGGGTTAGATAGAAACAAGCACGATGGTATAGCTATACCTGATGCACATTTTTTCCATCACTTCTTATTGCCGTCCTACTCTGTGTTTATCACAGGTACAGACTAACCAAAGGAGGTAAACGAACATGGTAGCAATAAGTGAGAATTTTGGAGACCTCCTTGATTCTAGGTTCAAGAAGATTTACCTGGATGAGTACAAGGAGGCAATAGACGGTAGCATGGTTCCCATGCTGTATGGTATGGAAACCAGCACCAAAGCCTATGAGATGTATAGTGGTGTAGGGGCAATGGGCGATGTTGGCCTGTTTGATGGGTCGATAGATTACGATTCTGTATCCCAACTCTACGATGTCACAGTGGACTTTCCCGAAAGAGCAACAGGTTTCAAAGTGGAAAGAAAGCTGGCTGATGACGACCAGTTCGGGATAATGGATTCACGCCCTCGCCAGATGGCTATTGCCGTTGCAAGAACGAGAGAGAAATCCGGCGCAAGCCCGTTTAACGGTGCTTTTGTCGGAACGGATGGTGGAGATGCTGTGTCACTTTGTAACGGTTCCCATCCGTACTCACCAGACGATGCAACGACTCAAAGCAATGCTGGCACAAGTGCCTTTTCACCAGTTAGCGTAGAAGCTACCCGAAGGATAGGTTTTAACCAGCTTTACAACGATAGGGGAGATATATTGGAAATTAATTACGACTTGATTCTCGCACCTGTTGGTCTTGAGGAAAAAGCCTATCAGTTAATCGAGTCTAAGGGCAAAGTGGATACCGCTGACAATAACGCAAACTTCCATCAAGGCCGGTACAAACTGGCTGTATGGCGCAGACTGTCGGATTCAAACAACTGGTTTTTCATTGATTCACGGCTGGCAAAGTTGTTCCTGAAGTGGGTTGACAGGGTAAAACCTGAATATAACTATGACAGGGATTCCGATACGTTGGTTTCGAAGTGGTCTGTGTATATGAGATATAACACTACATTTGCCGCATGGCCGTGGATTTACGGTCATAAAGTAACCTAAAAGGAGGTGAATAGCAAATGACAACTTTTGGAGATCAAGTTTACCAGTTAGGCGGAGTACCAGTTGCCGGTGAATTAACTACTGGCAATGTGTTCTTCGTTGATAGTGGAACTGGTAGCAACAGCAATGACGGAAAAAGCGTGGACGCTCCTGTGGCAACGCTGGACTATGCTATTGGCCTCTGTACTGCAACTAACGGGGATATTATTTACTTATTCCCTGGACATGCAGAAACGACTACGGCTATAGCTGCGGATGTGGCAGGCGTAACGGTTATCGGTATAGGAAGAGGTAGGGCAAGACCTACTTTGACCGCAACTGCTGCGGCGACTGATTTAATTGACGTAACGGCAGCTAACTTCTCGATTCAAAACATCAGGCTTGTAGGGACGACTGCTACTTGTACCAGTCTGATTTCGATAGTAGCTAATGACTTTAGCTGTATTGGATGTTCATTGGAACATGGAGCTGCTCCGTTGATTGCCGTTATCGTTACTGGTGGGTACGACAGGTTCCATTTTAAAGATTGTTTGTTTCTTGGAACGGCTGCAAACCCTGATTGCGCTATTGACCTTCAGGGTACTGGTAACTGTGTTGACTGGACAGTTGAAGGCTGTACTTTCAATTATCTAGGTTCTGGTAACCTAGACGAAGCGGGTATTCGCAGCGACAAAACCGATACTGGTGTTCTTGTAAAAGATTGTCGGTTTATCGGGATGACATTAACAGCAATCGACTTTAACTCCTCTTCAACGGGATTGCTTGAAAATGTTTCGGTTCTTTCCCTAGATGCTACTCAGGAAGAGTTAATGGATGTTGGTCTTATGGGTGCTGTTGGCTGTAAAGTTGCGTATCAATCTGCGAGTGGAGCGGTTATTCCTTCAACGACTGCAACTCCGTAACATTAACCCTTAATCTGGAGGGGGTTTTATGCCCCCTCCAACTCTACAAGGAGGATAATGTCTTATACATGGGATGGTAAAGTTAAGGTTGATAAACTAGCTATTGGTTATCCGTGGGTTAGTCAGTTCATGTGGACATTATTCAGTGAAAATGCGCTAAACCTACAACGACCTGAAAATTCCCGATGGTTTAGAGGTGTTGGCTGGTGTCCTGCCCGAAGGCATATAAATATATGTGAACAGGCGATTGAGTGGGGTGCAAGTCATATTTTAATTGTCGGTGCAGATCAGGTACATCCCGAAGATATGATACCTCGGCTTATTAAGAGAATAGAAGAAGATAACTGTGATGCAATAACGGCACTTGTACCAGCACGTGGGAATGTCGTTAGTATGAAAATGAAACCATTTCAGCCGATGGCATGGAGGTGGAAAGCCAATACCAAGTCGAGAGTTTATCGTAATTATGACCTTGATAGAGATATGTTTGAAGTAATTGACCCCAAAAACGGCGACCTTCAACCAGTGGATTTTATTGGTTCTGGCGTCTTGATGTTTTCAGTTGATGAATTGCTTATGTTGCAAAAGCCCTGGTTTTACGAAGAATTTAGTCCTGACAGGTATATGCGAAAAGCGTCAATGGATACACGGTTTGTAGGCAGGTTGAAAATGGAGGCCAGCGCAAGAGTATGGGTTGATTGTACCATACAGGTGGGGCATATTAATCCGTTTGTAATTGATAGGACGTATCAGGACAGGTTTGAAGATTGGGATGAAATAGGATATGGCGAATGCCGGGTCAATTTAAACTCTTAGGTAATTCAAACGATTTAATAATCTTAGGAGAATTAAGGATTTCACGTGAACCGTGGCCTTTATTTGATGTTTCCGGTAGTGTTATAGAATTTAACGGAATTGTTACCGTAAGTTCTGGTGTGCATATTTTAACTCACGATCACCATTTTCATAAAAAGAACTGGAGAGACATGGAGAAGATTTTATCTGTAAAGCCAACTGTGATTTGTGAGTTCTCTTTTATAGGCATTAACGCAATAATCATGCCAACGTGTAAATATATAGGTAAGCATTCGGTTATAGCTGCCGGAGCTATTATAACAAAGGACGTTCCTGATTGTGAGATATGGGCTGGCAATCCTGCTATCAAGATTGGCGATGTAATATGAACCTTCACGGATATACGTGGGGAAGAGCTTCTATAAATGAGTCCGATTGGGACTTTATCAGTAGTGTTCTTAAAGAATATAATGTTAGGTCGGTTCTTGAGTTTGGCTCTGGATTATCAACATGCCGGTTTATAGATAGTGGATGTGATGTTAGATCGTTTGAAGCGGATATAAAATATTACGAGCGCATAAAACAGAATGCACCTTATATTTTAAGCAATGTGTTTTTTTGGGATGGTGTAACCGACTTTGAAGGGAAATTCGATTTTGCTTTTGTAGATGGCCCAGCAGCATGGAATGAAACCATTGGCAAGCGGGATGTTTCAACAAGGATAGCGGCTGAAAGAGCAGACATTGTTGTTACTCACGATTCTGACAGACCTGGAGAATGTCAATGGGCTGAGCGATACTTAAAACCTAGTTTTTATTTCATCAAGAATGGTGGGGTCAGTTGTAAGTTATGGATAAGAAAAGGATATTCCGAGATTATTGATATTCATGCCCATGCTTCTCGTGTTACTGGTTTAACACGGGCTGATAGGAAAGATAGGTTCCCGACTCCAGATGAATTGATTGAGTCAATGAATATTATTGGAATAAACAAAGCTGTTGTAATGAGTTTTGTGAGTCCTGAATGTCAATACTGCTTAATAACAACCGAAGAGGTTTTAAGTATCTGTGAAGAATTTCCAAGTAGATTAATCCCTTTTATGGGGATAGATGCAAGGATGTTACATAATAGACCTGATAGTAACTTTTCTAAGATGATTGACCATTATAAAGCGTTAGGGTGTAAGGGGGTTGGGGAATATACACCGAATATACCATTTGATAGTGAATTGAATATTAACCTATTTAAGCAGATTGAGGCTTCAGGATTGCCATTGGTTTTCCATTTATCTTCTCAAATCGGTGGGACTTACGGATGTTATGATGATATTGGGCTTCCACGGCTTGAAAGGGTTTTAAAGACTTGCCCTACACTTACAATGATTGGTCATTCCCCTGTATTCTGGTCTGAAATTAGTGCCGATGTTACAGAAGCTACTCGCTGGAGATTGCCGGAGGGTAAGGTAATTTCTGGCAGGTTATGTGAATTGATGCGTGAATATCCGAATCTGTATGGTGACCTTTCTGCATTAAGTGGATATGTAGCAATTAGTAGAGATAAGGAGTTTGGATGCGGTTTTCTTGAAGAATTTGCCGATAGGCTTTGTTTCGGCTCGGATATTGCCAAACCGTTTCAAAAAGTTCCTCTTAAAGCATATTTGACCGATTTGCATAATGAAGGTTTGATTACTGATAAAACCTATAGAAAAATTATGTGGGTGAATGCGTCAAGATTATTGGGGGGAAATTGAATATCACTTTAGTAGCACTCTATAATGTTCATAGTTACGCAATTCGGGGGCTTCATGCTCTGCTTGCACAGAAGCCAAACATAAATGTTAAAAGTGTATATTTCAAGACCACTACATATACTACTTATGATAGGCCAGAAATAGATGGCTTGTTGGACACAATAGAATATACCAAGCCAGATGTGATAGGGTTTCAGGTTTTTTCTCCGATATTCCCGTTATTTAAAGTTATTTCGGAAATGACGAGAAAACGATTTCCTAGCGTACAGATAATAGTTGGCGGTGCACATCCAACTGCTGACCCTGAATCGTGTCTTGATTATGCCGATTATGTAATAGTTGGTGAAGGAGAGAAGTTTGACTTATCTGATAAGGGAATAATCTATGGTAAGCCACTTACAGAAGAAGAATTAAACGAGTTGCCTATTAGTCATTATGGATTAGGATGTTATTATTATGGGGCAGATACTACACAGAAAAAAATATCTTATACGTGCAGTAGGGGATGTTTGTATAACTGCTCTTACTGTCATGAAAGCGTAACTCCAGATAGAGGATTGCGCAAGAAAAGTCCCCAAAAGGTTATTGACGATATAAAGGAGTTAAGAACTAAGTCTCCGAATATTAGAGTAGTAAGTTTTTCCGATTCTATCTTTCCATACGATGATGATTGGTTGGATGAGTTTGGCGATCAGTTTGTACGTATGAATATGGTGGGGCGGATTTCTACTAATGCTAACGTGATGAATGAAGATAGATTACGGTGGTTGCAATTTATAAGGATAACTAAAGTGCGATTCGGTGTTCAAAGCGGGTCGGAAGAATTAAGAAAGAACGTATTTAATAGAAAGGATAGCCTTGGCAAGATATTAGAACTTGCTACATTTTGCGATAAAATAGGTATACAGCATGAATACGATTTCATCATTAATAATCCATACGATACCCACGATTCGATGAAAGATACTAGGGATTTTATTAGCAAACTACCGTATGGAGCGTTGATAAACTATTTTGAATTACGGTGGTTCCCAGGGACGCCACTAACTAAACGTGCTTTAGACGATGGTTATATCAGAAAAGAAGATGTCGAAGGACAGTTTAACAGATTTGGGAATTGGGCATATTCTTATATAAGGACAAAATAAAGGGGGAATACAATGGCAACAGCTTATACACAACTTAATGGCTATGCGTTTGTAGACGATGACAACGCTTCTGCAAGAGTTATAGAAACAAAGGATTTAAACCTTTATTTCTATGTCGAGAAGATAGTCGTATCTGTTTACAAAGCAGCCGAAGGTAGCGGGGGAATATTAGAGTTTGCGGATGCCGTTGGTACGGTGTTCTATCGTACTAATGTCGATGGTGTCAGGGACTTACCCTTAGACTTCGGGATGGAGGGTATCAAGGTAGGGAAGACATCTGGCATTCATGTGTTGTTATCAGGTGCGGATAAGCAAGCATCGGTAGCTGTACTAATGACCGGCCATCTGGCGGTTGATTAAAGGAGGATGAAATGTACTTTAGACCAGTAGGATTACTTAAAACTGTTACGACTGCCGGTACTCAGGAACAGTTGACAACGAACGATAAGAAGGTGCGGGCAGTTACGATTCAGGCAAAACCGGCAAATACAGGCAGAGTTTATATCGGGGATAACACGGTATCGTCTACTAACTATGGAATTTACCTTGATTCTGGTATGGACTATACAATCAATGCCGAGATAATGGGAGATGCTGCAGGGTTGATTTCATTGAAGGATATATGGCTTGACGTTAGTGTTGGTGCCGAAGGTGTCAGTTATCTTTACCTAGAAAGGGAAGATTAATCTATGGCTGCTCCTAAAAGGAAACCACAGGCACGAAAACGTAAAGCGATAGTACAACCGCAGGATTTAGTCTATCTAAGCGAGAGTCAGATAAAGGATATTAAGAGTGATATATCTGCCCTGAAACGTATGCTGGAAGAAGATAAACAGCGAGTACAGAAAAAAATAACTGATCCTGCAAGGGTACAGAAAGAAATCAGGGACAAGAAGAAACTGCTCGAAGTTCATTCTCCTGTCAGGTTCAAAGGTACGGAAGCTAACAAAGCCTATAAGGAATTGAAAGAGATAGGCGAGAAGATTAAGGGGGCTATGCTGCCGACTAGAGAGTACAACCAGATGTATCCGGACGGTACTAATAAAGAACTTGACTTTGAACGTGCGGTACAACAGCAGATTAAGTTTCAGACAGACCCTTTATTGACGAGGTTGCAGAACAGGTTTCAGTATCTTGCTAGACGATTAGACCCTGACGATCCAATGATGCCAAATATAGAGAGGTTGAGAGGATGAGTACAACCACTATTGAGCAGAATATTATATACGGAATTGGTGAAGGAGCCTTAGTAGCCGATGCTACGATGCTTGCCTATGCTCTCAGATGGGCTAACAATGCGTATCGTGAGATATTCACCCGATACAGGTTTAAGCATATCAATCTGAGAACTATTTTCAGGACTACTTTAGGGCAGCAGACGTATCAAGCACCAAGTGGCTTCATGGGTTTTCTGGTTATGAAGGATGAAACTAATAGCCAGATTATCGACCAAGTTACGCCAGAAGAGTTTACCCGAAGCATATCCACTACCTTAGTGACTAACGAGACCACAACATCGTCCTTTGACGTTGCAGTTGCGTTGGATAATCAAGCTCTTGTCCAATATAGCGAGACAGTACAGAATACCGATGAGGACACTACCTATACGAGAGATACCGATTATGCAATGGCATATCCTGCCGGGACTATCACAGTGGATTCTACCGGCTCAATGTCAGATGCTACGGATTACTACATTGATTATGCTTACTATACGCAGGGCAAACCCACTAAGTTCTGTCTTGAGTATGATGTAAGTAACACTGTATATGTTTTCAGATTAGACCCGACCCCTGATGCCGAATATGTTGTAAGTTTGCTCTTTCCTTCCGATCCTGCTGCTCTGTCTGGTTCGGTAGAACCTCTATGGGCGAAGCTAGAGTTTGCTCTTGAGCGTGGCGGCATTTATTACGGTTCGTTAGAGCTGATTGACGATGTTCAGAAACGGGCAGAGTTTAAGATGATTTATGAAAGTGCTATGCAGGGATTGATACAGTTAGACCAAGAACTGGTCCCAAAGCATGACCAAATCAAAGTAGTGATGAGGAAAGTAGATTATTAAATGGCTCTTACAAAAATAAGACCAACGGGGTCAAGCCCACGGTCAAAACTTAGTTCGTTGCTTGCCAGTATTAACAGGATGATTACAGAACTGGAACTTGAAGTTGTTACGGAGAGTATCAATATCATCACAAATAAAGGTGAAGTAGTTTGTAATGGCGGTGAAGTAGTTCTTTCTAAGCGGGGTAGATAATGAGTGAATTAAACGAAAATTCATTGACTCTTTTAGGTAGTGCAGTAGTTGATTTGCAGAATGGAGATGGTAAAACTACGGTCTACACCGTTCCACCAGGTAAAAGCATGATACCGTTTTGCGTGATTATTAGAACACCGTCTGGCAGTCTTGCAGGCGGGACTGACTTCGACATAGGTTCTGGTGCTGCTGCCGATACGTGGAAGCAAAGTAACGATTTGTCGTTATTAACTGCTACAACCGACTATAAGGTTATTACCGACCTTACCAAACATACGATAGAAATAGCGGGGGCAGCGTTTGGCATTATTCCAGTTACAGGAGCCACGTTAGATGTAACCGCAACAATGGATGTATATGGATATTTATTCTAGTGAGATAAAATATGGCAATACACAATTATGGACATATTTTCATGGGGGTAGATTATAGTACCCCACCGCATGAATTACACCCCAATGCACTTGCAGATGCTTCCAATGTCCTGCCCGATGCCAGTGGCCTTCCTACTGGTAGGAATGGTAGCGTCAAACTCAATTCCACTTCACTTGCCGCTCGTATAACATCTGTTCATGAGTTTAGGTCAGGAACCGCAACCAGAGATATACTTGCCTCGTATTCTACAATAGTTGGAGTATACAATTCTGGTACTGGTGAATTTGTCAGTAAGATTACAGGACTTACCAGCAATAAAATGTTTCAGTGGGCAAACTTCGCAGGTAAGGCAATAGGTGTCAACGAGGGGACAGATGCACCGCAATACTGGACAGACGATAGCAATAAGGGAGATTTGGCAGGTTCACCACCTGTCGGACGGACGGTTACTGAATGGTCGAACAGGTTGTGGTTTGGTGGTGATTCTACTAATGTGGCAATGCTTACTGGTTCGGCACTAAATGACCCAACCGATTATGCAACGGCAGGAGCCGCCGGTTATGTTGCTCAAACGATAGGTGATAGTAAAGACCCGATAACTGGCATATTCGGGTTCTTTGACTTGCTCTTGGTAGGCAAGCGTAACAACATTTATAAAGTAAGTGGTGCTCCTGCTACCGATGCGAGTTCGTTATCAATAGAACCGTTGTATTCCAAGTCAAGCGATAACGTAGGATTTACTTCACCGTGGGCAATAACACAGGTAGGTAACGATGTTATTTTTCTGGATGGCTTCGATATAAAGAGATTATCCGGTATTCAGGAATTTGGGGATGTGGAATATGCTTCTATTATCCCGCATTTTAGCGATTACCTGAAATCTATTGCCGATCAGGATTATTTACAATACACACACTTCTACCACTATAAGAAAAAGCAACAGATATGGGTTAGCATCCCTACGGGGGCAGCTACTCGGTACGTATTTGTGCTTGATTATCGGTTTACCAGAGAGACAGGAAGATACGCCTTCTATCCTATGGGTGGTTTGACGGTAGTTTGCTTTGGAGGCGTAGAGAATGGCGAAGTAGAAGATATTTACTACGGTGATGGAACGGGGTATGCGCATCAGTTAGATACTGGCAATGATGATAATGGTGTAGCGGTTACAAGATACTTTGTAACAGTGGTTAGTGGCAATGACACCACTAAAGACCTACCCGTTTTAGACAGGCATGGGTACAGAAAGCAGTTTGATGATTCAGAGACATTTATTTTACCAGGGCAGGCCGCGTTAACGATGACCCCTGCTTACGCCCTTAATTTGATGGACTCAGCACAGGTAAGGACTTCAGGGAATTACACTAACCTGACTGCCGAGGTAGTAAGTGGCTGGACGGGTACAGGAGTTAAACATAAGAGGCTACGGTTCTTTGGATTGAGTGGCAATACATTAGCTCTGAAGTGGACTCATGCCACATTAGCACAGAATTTTACGTTTTATCCAAGTGAGATACATTATCAATGGAAATCAAGAAATTTGATTGTATAGGGGGAAAAGATGGGCTTATTTGATTGGGTTGGAGATGTTTTGGGAATTGGTGGTGGAGATGTAACCGTTAATGCGCCCACAACGCCAGCACCTACAGAGACAGAAACAGCAATTCAACAGGAAATACTGAAATTATTACAGACAGAGAAAGAACCTACTAAACTCGACCAGATGTGGGATCAATATGGAGAGGCAGTTCTTAAACAAGCCATAGATGCTTTGCCTATGAGTGCAGAATATCAGCAGATGGCTTACGACTTGATGAAGGAGCAGTATGACTATTACAAGTCTCCCGAATATCAGAAACAAAAGGAACTCAGCCTTGCTCTTACGGAGTATCAGTTAAATGCTATTCAAGCTGCAAAGGGGTTGGGTGAGATAACTGGCGACTTGAGCGATCAGGAAATGGAATCCCTCAATACAATGGAGTCCAATGCCGTAACTACACTTACCGAAACTATCAACAGAGAACATAAGGAAGTGTTTGAAACATTGATGACTCAGTTGGTTGATAGGGGAGTGTTACAGGGTAGTGTAGGTGCTCAAGCAATCGCAGACGTAAGGAAAAGGGCAGATGAACTTATCACCAGTGGTACAAGGGATATTGTAACGGCTAAGATGAGCAATATTCTTGGCCTACAGGAATCAAAGCGTAACTGGCAATTAAACTTACAAGACCTTGTTCAACGAGGGGTAATATCCGGAGAACAGGCAGTAAATCAATGGGCGCAAAGCGGTATTAGTTCTGCCACAGGACAACAGAACATATCACAGCAACTATCTCAGGCAGCACAGCAATATGCAGGGCAACTCACAACGCAATGGGATACATCGAAACTTTCGGGTGCTATCAGTCAGTGGGGTTCGATGGCAGGCATGAGAGCAAGCGAAGCCACTAATGCCCTTAATGCTGCCATAGCACAAGCACAAGCACGAGCTAGTGAGACTGCTTCTAAGTGGGGAGCAGTAGGGAATATAGCTGGTTTGGCTAGTAGTGCATATATTATGAAGAAGTAGATAGGGGGGATATAATGGCTGGATGGCCTACACATGAATATGGAACGGGTAGTAGAGGGTTTCAAATGATGTTCCAAGCCCTTATGAAAAAGGAAGGGTGGGGCAAGGAAAAGGAAGCCGAAGAAAGAGCAGCAAGTAGAAAACTTACGGCTACAGCAGCAGGTGAAGGGCAATTTCAACCTAGCCAAGAAATGCTGACAGGCCGAGATGCAACAATGGGGAATGCTGCAATCAATCTACCTTTGGAGACAGAACAGGGTGCTATGGCACGAAAAGGATGGGGCGAAGGTGGGGTAGATATGCTTAAAAGGATTAGCGAACAGAAGCAAAAAGAGAAGCAAACCCAAGCAATGAAGGATACCCTCGACCTTGATATTAAGAATATTACAAGACAGTCAAATATTTTCGACCTCTATACAAAGACAACCGACCATCTTGTAAAACTCACTAAGGATGGAAGTATATCCCCCGATATTAAATCTGGAATGATAGACACGCTTAACAACTTCACAACTAAAGTAGGGGGAACTCCAATAAAGATTTTTGACGATGCTGCTACAATTCAGAAGAAATATGAAGATACCGCCTATAAGCAATTCGTCTTTGATCCCAAGAAAGCCTTTGACGAAAAGCCTAATGAACTAACCTTCTCTCATGCCATGAATATGCTTGAAGTTTATAAGCAGAAATTCCCCCAAAAGGATGTTGCATTAGCGCAAGCAGCATTGAAGGATAAGATGACTGACGTACAGAAAGTAGAGGCAGAGGGTAGAGCAGAGACCAGTAAAATAGGAGCAGAGGGTAGAGCAGAGACAAGAACAATAGCAGGTGAAAAACGAAGGGCAAAATTAGGGCAGGAATTTCCTACGCCGGTAACGTGGACAAGTGCTGATAAAAGTCTGCGATCACGTTTTGGAAAGCAGGATGCGGTAGGAAATATTATTATAACACCCGATCTTGCTGGAGTACACAGAATAGCACAAAAGAAGCTAGTAGAATTGAAGAAGTCTGGAAAGACAGAACCTCTTGATGCCGTTAATAAGGCTGAAGAATCAGCAAGGAAGATTGAATTGGGCTTTTGGGGATTTATTAATGATGCAAAGGGCGACAAAGATAAAATAGCAAAGATAAGACGGGCGTTTGCTAGAGAACATGGATATGTACCTACCGTTCCTCCACGGTAGGTTTATGGCGAGGGAATAAGTGAATTTAGACTTTGAAAAACGTGGTGCTGCCTTTTGGGACGAGAAGAAAGAATTGCCAGTAGCACCAGCAGAATATGATTTCGAGAAAAGAGGGGTTGCCTTTTGGGACGAGCCTCCTCCGGAACCACAGGGGATAGGTCGTAGCATTACTTCTAGTCTAATTATTCCTGCCGTTGATTTAGCAAAAGGTGCTCTCTTTGGTGAGTTGCCGGAAGGGTTGGGGTACTTACAGAAACCTATAGAGACGGCCATTGATTTCTATAAAGAAAAAGGCTTCTTAATGACTCCTGAACAAGAGGCTGAAATGGCAAGAGAGCATCCTAACCTTATGGCTGCTAGATATGCTATTGCCAGTCTGCTTCCTGGTGGTGAGAAGATTGTTTCTCCTGAGAAGAGAGAAGAGTTTGCTAACCTACCCCCCGAATTACAACGAGTAGAAATCTTAGGCGAAACCGCGGGATGGGCGTTGGCTCCTTATGCTCTCAAATATGCTGGTAAGGGCATTGGTGCGTTACTCAAAAAGATACCGTTCTTTGAGAAGAATTGGAATAAGCCCTTAATGCAGTATCTCAAGGAAAGCACTTGGTTTAGGATGGCTACGAATAAAGAACGCGGCCTTACCGTCCTTACCGTAGAGAATATGCAAGCACAGGGTATGAAGGATGCCCAAATACTCAGAAACCTCAATAACCCTACATGGCGAAAGACAGCGTTTAAAGAGCAATTTGATACGATGTTGGGGGTAAGGGCAAGAGGGGAAGCCCCGAAGGTTACTCCTGTTGCACCGGAAGCAGCTAAGCCCGTACCACCGATAGAACTAGAATATCCTGGCAAGAAACCCACGACTAAATTAGGTGCAGAAGCACAGAGGCAGATATGGGCAGAGCGTAAGCCGTCTAAACTGGCAGAACTTGGTAAGCGTGAAGTTGCGGTAGCAAAAGCCGAACCAGAATACGACTTTGAGACTAAGGGGAAGGAATTAACGAAGGTTGAACCCCCCAAGCCAGTTACCCCTACGATAAAGGCAGCCCCGAAGGTAGAGGGGGTGAAGCCTACCGACAAAATAAGTTTGGCTGAAATTAAACAGTCTATCTATGAAGGTAAACGGATACCTCGTTATACCTTGGAAGAGCATCAAGGCGACCCATTAATTGACCGTATATTAGAAATGCCCAAAGGCTATGAACATGTTGCAATCCGTACTATTGCAGCCAACGAGAAATTTTCTCCATTAATAGGTAAAAAATACAAAACTCCTGATGGTCTTGAATGGCAAGTAGAGGCTTTTACTGACCAAGGACACCCATTTTTCGTAAAGGTTGTTAATGGTAAGGTACAGAAAAAACAATATACAGTAGCACAATTTTCAAGAGAATGGGCAGAGAGAGAACTAGCAAAAGCCAAGCCCCCCTCCCCCGTTGGCAAGGGGAAGGAACCGTGGGAGATGACCGTTGAGGAAGCCATCCAATACAACAAAAAGCGTGTAATTAAATCAGGCGTTGAGGAAGGTGAAATTGATAAGGCACAAATAAAAATGTGGGAAGATGCCCATATTCGGGCGATTGCAGATTCCCCAAGAAATACAGATATAAGTGCCAAGGTTCTTGAGTCTTTGCCTGAAACCGCAAGGGAATCTTTGTTGCGAACCCATCCTATTGCTGCCTCAAATTGGGTAGATTCCCTAAAGATTTGGAACAAGCCATATCGAGAAGTTCTACAAGATGTTCAAATTAGAGCAGGAATTGGCGATGTAAAAAAGATGCACCGCCAGTCTGTCAAACAAGCCCTCTCCGAAGGCAAGGCTGTTCCCGCTAACGTCCTCGCTGAGTACCCTGAGTTGGGGAAGGGGATCAAAGACTTATCTCGTACTTTCGAGGAAAATCCATCTCGTTTAGCAGATGTCACAAATAAATATCTAAGAGAAAATTTAGACCCCAAAACCGAACAAAGATTAGATGAGGGTGTAGGGTCATATAAAAATAGACTTGTTTTCAAACTTAAAGACGGAAATTACTATTACTTCAGCGAACTTATGAAGGGGAAGGCAGGAAGAGAAAAGCAAAGACTAATTAAACTAGAAGATACAAAGCTAATTGATCCGATTGCTAAATTCAAAGCAACGGTGAAAGCAGCGGATGCAATGGTTAAGGCTACCGAAAAGCTCTCTTCTGAACCAGTAGGCAGGGTACAAAACCGAGACAACGTTGAACTCTTCTCTGGTATTCCCTTCACCAAAATAGACAAAAAGGTTCTCAAGCCTCTCAGAGACTTATACCAGAAACACGTAGGCGACCCTCTCTGGAATTACATAGCCGAACAAGCCCCTGTTATGGCAGGCAAGAAAAGCGAATTGATAGATAGGATAAATAAGGGGTTGATTACCGATTACCGCAAAGACCCTGCGTTTATAGATTTACGGGATGATACGCAACTGAAAATATCGCAATACAGAGAAAAGGCCAAAGAGATCGCACAGGCTATTGCTAAGTTTCCGGGGCCAGAGCAGATACGTATAGCACAGATTATCAAAGGCTCTATAACTACAATGCCGAAACGATATGGTACAGCTATTGAGGCTATGAACGAGTTTCAACGCTTAGAGAATGAACTACAAGACATCGGTATTCTAAGCAAGGATACATTTCTAAGGAAATTCACTCGTAAGGAACTGGCAGGTAAATTCAAGGAAATAAAAGACCTTGAAAGCAAGATGGAGGTCTTAACCAAGAAATTACGGCCTATTACGAAGATTAGCCCGATAACGAGAAAGGTATCCGAGCAAGTATCCGAGGACATAACATCTCGTAGCGAGACTGCTACCGAGGGATTGTACGAAGCAAAGGTAACAAAATGGACGGAACTGAACGAACAGCGCGTTAAGGAAGCCTTAACTGCTAGAGGTTTTGCCGAAGGCGAAGCCGACCAGATGGTTAGGAGAGTTAAGGAGAGTGTCATTCCGCTTGAAGGAAAGACTGGTACGATTAAAGAAATCAGGGAAATAGTTGAAAAGACTGTTACCAGAACGATTACTCAGGAGATTGAGAAGTTAGTTACCTATAGCCCGTCTATGATGGCAAGGGCTAGGGGTAGTATCATAAAAGAAATAAACAAATTGGACGGTAAGCGCAATGACATCTTGAAACGAATCCAATTACACTATAAGACTGCCGGGCAACTCTATCTCAGACGTGCTTATGAGAAGATTGAAAATGAAAAGAAATTCTTTGCTGACCTTCTCAAATATATCAAGAAACCACGACTGAAAAAGACCTATACCATTCAACGTAAGGATTTAAGTTATGAGCAAAGAAAGGCACTTGGTGAGATTCAGAAAGCCCCGTATCTTGTTTACCGGGGATTATCAGAAGAAACGCACGATCTTGAACTGATGAGAATGTTTCAAGAGGTAGCAAAGAACAAAGACTGGAGTATATCTGCTGAACACCTTGCACAAATAAGAAGTAACCCTGCAATGGCTGACTTAGTTCCTAAATATGAGAATTTCAAACCCATGCCTGTGTCTGATAAGTTGGGGCCTCTCTCTAGTAAGTTGATAGACCCTTATATATGGGATGACTTGAACCAAGCAGTTGTTTTGAGAAGCGACTTAATAAAGGCATGGGATAAGGCGTTGAGTCTATGGAAAACTGGCAAGGTGGTTTACAATCCTGCTACTCAGTTTAGAAATCTGTTGTCTAACTCTATCCTTGCGGATTTTGGTGGATTGCCACAGACTAGAGTAGATATATACGCAAGGGCAGCTCACGACTTACTAACTAAGTCTGGCTATTGGAAAGAAGCTAAGCAAACACCGTTACTTGGAACTGAATGGGCAGAAGCAGAAACACATAAATTCCTATCGGATGCAAGTAAACTAAAATCCGCCAATGGAGGTTGGCTGGTACAATCTGCCAATGTAGCTCGTAGTCTTGCTGACAAGCCAGGGAAAGCATATCAGGGCATAGAACAGTTATTTAAACTAGCAATATTCATACACCAACGAGAACAGGGGGCATCCATAAAAGATGCTGCTAAACATGCCGAGAAGTGGATATTTAACTACCAGAAGATACCACCCGTTATTCGATGGGCAAAGAGATGGTATAGTCCGTTTATCACATTCTCATATAAGGCATTGCCGAGATTTGCAGAAGCTACAATCCGTACTCCGTGGCGTGTTGCAAAGTATCTATTATTGCTCAAAACTGCCGAAGAAATAGTGAGACAGTATCAGGGCGAATCTAAGCATCAAATCGAACTTGAAAAGAAGGTCTTACCGGATTATATGCAGCATAGCATCTTTCCTGGGCAGTTAGGACACGCAAGGGTAGGATTAAAGGATAAATTTGGTAGATCACGATACTTAGACTTAACTTTTATTATGCCGTGGGGTGATGTAGGTGAACAATGGGGGCAGTCGAGATTAACCTTTCGTCCATTATTGCCGAATCTTCCGCTATGGGTAACTCTTAGCGAGATTGCCCATGATTCAATTTTGTTTTCTGATAAAGACTTAACCGACAAAGACATAGACGAAACTTCGGATTACATGAAGAAAATAGGCACTCAGATATGGAGACAGGCCGTTCCCTCTCTAGCTGGTTCGTATTCTTTCAATAAGTTAATGGCTGCCTATTACGGTGAGAAAGATTGGATGGGCCGTGACCGTTCTCTTACTGATGCTATATTTGACACTATGCTTGGTATCAAATTCAGGGCGATAGATTACAATGAAGTCTATGGACGCAGGACTGGAGAATTAAGAGGTAAGATAGACATAGTTAAGAAAGAGTTTAGGAGAGAATACTGGCGACTTACTACAATGGACAAACAAGATCCAAAAGCGATTGAGAAATTGTATAAAACTACCAACGAAAAGATAGAACGATTAACTGAAAAGATAACCGATTTATCTCAAGTAAAGGAAAAATAATGGCACTTACCAAAGTAGACCCAAAATCCACAACAACCATCTCGGCAGGTTTCGATGCAGTCAATACTATAATTGACGACCTAGCTTCTGTAGCTGCTAACAAAGGGGCATCCTGCATTGGAGTAAAGGACACTGCTGATAATATGGCTGCTACCGAAGTTGAATCAGCACTTGCAGAAATCTACGTTGATACCGCTTCTGCAATAACACTTGCTAACGTCTTAAACGAAAATGCCGACACTACCACCGGACTGACCTGGGGATATATAGGCGGTAATATTCGCCTTGATAATACCATTACCACGATAGCGACCGGCACTATCAGCCTTACCAATACTGCTGTTAATTACATAGAAGTCAATACCAGCGGTGTTGTATCACGTAATACTACGGGGTTTACTTCGGGGAAAATACCGATTAGACAGGTTACTTGTGCCGGGGGTCTCCAAACGGTATCTACCGATAAGAGGGCGTGGTTTCAGGCGCAGTTAGTACCATTGACGGTAGCGTTAGGGGGAACAGGAGCACCAACCCTAACAGATGGGGGACTTCTAGTTGGCTCTGGTACGGGTGCTATAACAGCCCTCGGAGTAGCCACTAATGGACAAATCCCTATAGGAGATGGGGCAACCGATCCTGTCTTGGCAACTCTTACGGGTACGGCAAATGAAATAACAGTAACGAATGGGGCTGGTTCTATCACGCTGAGTTTACCCGCTAATAATAAACTTATGCCAGAGGGTTGTATTATAGCATGGATAGGCGGGTATTTTCAAGATGGTAGCAATGGTACATATACAAGGGTGTTGGGAACAGCCAATACCGTAGCCGCCGTAAATACGTTGTTGAACGCCTTTGGTTGGTACGTCTGTAGTGGTGCTGCCCTTAACCTTGCTACTTCAACGATATTTAATGGGGCAAGTAGGTACTTACCTAACCTCACCGATGATAGATTTATCGAAGGCGATACAACGTGCGGGGCTATCGGCGGCTCAAGCACGATGGCTCATACACACGGAGTAACAACTAATGTAGCAGTAGGTGCGCACAGCAATCATACTGCCTTGGCACTCAATACCGAGGCTACCCATACCCATGCCGCAGGGTCTTTTGTGGTAAATGATGCCCATACTCATGCTTTGGGGTCAGGCACAGGTGGAGCAGAGGGATTGGGTGCAGCAACGCCAGGATATTATACCGACAGTAAAGGGTCGGCTACGACAGCAGTTACGGGGACTTCGGCAGTCGGGGCAGCCCATACTCATACCTTCAGCCAAGACATAACTGCCCATTCTGCCCATAGTGTAACGAATAATGCGGTTACGAGCGATGCTGCCAGCAACACAGAGAACCGACCATTATTCTTAACAGCATTCTATCTTATGAAGGTTTGGTAACATGACAATTATTGAAATACGGACGAAAGATTTATTGGATGGACACTTAGAAGTATGCTTTGAATACCCATCGGCAAAGGGTTGTATTTACGTACCATCTAAAGCTACTGAAAAGGAAATTAATACTAAGGTTAAGGCTGAAATAAACAGACTATTAACGATAAAAAACATAATTCCATCTTATAGAGAAGTCGATATAGAACTATGATGAGATATAGTGTCTGGACTAAGCGACAGGATAAACCAAGAAGGCGTTGGAAATTGCTTTCTGATAGCGTTGTTGGCGATGGATTGCTTGAAATTGGTACTCATAGATGGTTCCTCCTAGAAGACAAGACGAGAATTGAAGTACCCCTAACACACTTTTTCAAGTTTTGCCCCAAGCGGTTTGAGTCCGAGCATAATAAAATGGAAACAACCGCAGGGCAGACAATCCCTTTAAGGAAATAGCAGATGGCAACTTCCTACACCGATATATCCTACGCAACCACTACCTACTATGATACGGCTTCAGGCTATGGGATTATGTGCGATAACACGGATATTTACTGCGATAATGTAGAATATAACTGTGACGGTTCAAGGGTGAAAACAGACATAGCTTATACGACTACTACCTGTACCGATATTAGCTATCCATAGGGGTTGAAGTATGAATGGTAAAGACCTTGAAATAATTAAGACTGCCTTTATGCAGGCCTACAAGGAAGAACACCAACGGTATCTCGATGCGAAGTTTGGAGCTATTGAACAGTGTATTTCTAGCAATGCCGGAAGAATTAATAAATTGGAGAATCGTAAATATGTACATGGTTTTATATCAGGGGCATCAGGTTTTGTTGGTGGCTTCATAGCAGTGCTGACAATGGGAAAATGGCCTAAAGGGTAATCATGTTTGACAAATATTCCATAGCAGTATCTACGCAGAAGCGGCTCAAGAAAGAAGAGGGCTTATGCCTCAAGCCATACAAAGACACTGTAGGTGTATTAACGATAGGCTTTGGTTTGAACCTAGAGGATGGCATTACCCTTGAAGAAGCTGAATATCTCCTTAATAGCAGAGCATTGAAGGCTATTGACGACCTGCAATCAGTTTTCACCATAGATGTACTTGAGGATATTGGGAATGTTAGATGTAGCGTACTTGCAGATATGATTTACAACTTGGGAAAGACACGATTCAGGCTATTCCGTAGGATGATTAATGCTATCAAGAAACGCAATTACGAGCAGGCTGCCCATGAGATGCTTGAGTCAACGTGGGCCAGGCAGGTAGGTGAAAGGGCAGTAGTATTAGCAGGGATAATGCTTCGGGGAACCGAAAATTGAAAGGAGGTGAAATATGAAAAGAGCAACTATTTCCATTTTGGCAATAATTGGGACATTTATGGTACTTATGGCCTGTGCTTCTGTCCCCAAGAAGGCAGTATCGGTAGAACCAGGATATAAGGTCGTTGCCTATCACGAATACCAATTCCAAGTACCGGTTGATGTTCCTGATTTTGGTACATGGGATGTATTGAAAATGGGGGACATAGCTGTTTATACTGATTCTAAACTCGGTCAAATAGTTGGTTTCCACGTATGGCTTGACGATCCTGATAGTGCCGATGTCGTCATATTGTTTTTTAAACATGAGCAATCGTTAGAAGGATTCAGATTATTCGGGATAATCTATAAGAGGGGAACAATAACCTACACAGCCGCAGACTATGATGGTGACGGTAAATTTGAACATAAGAAACTACTCGATGCTATAGAGGCAAGAGCATGGTCGGGACCCATCTCATAATAGATGCCAGAAACGTCCGCAGAAATCTCAAGGGTGAACGTGGCAGAGATACACTCTATGCCATTTTGAGTCAGTTGCCGCCACTGCTTGAGATGGAAAAGCTGATGGACGAACCTCATATAGTAGAGGTGAATGAAAATCATTCAGAGAGTGACGGATTTTCAGGGTTTATGATGATTAAAGAGTCTCATGTGTCGATTCATACGTTCCCCGGACTAGGGCAATACTATGCTGATATATTCAGTTGTAAACCATTCGCCACCGAGATTGTGTTGAATTACTTTCGCCTGATATTCGGTGGGGAAGTGCACGTCAGGGTAGTGGACAGGGGGAAGTGGTAATTTGAAGGTCAAGGATTTAATAGAAACAATAAATAGACGCAAAGAACAATACGGAGAGGATTTTTTAGAATTTAAAGTATTTACCGAACAGATCAGCGAAAACGACCGAAGGTGTAAAACGACTGGAGTACAGAAAAACTGGGGCAAGATAAAAGATCCTGACGAATGGGAATATTTTGAATGTGCTGGCTTCAATACCATATTCGAAAAGGAAAAGATATTCACAATTAACGTCAACTATTAACTCAGGATGGTGAGTAAAATGGAGCCTAAAGTCCCTGTCTGCCCTTACCATGCCGTTGAGATGATTCCTACCGTGTTTGATGGTGAAATAAGCATAGGCGGACAGATAATGTACTTCCCTTATTCTGGCTATCAATGCCCTGAGTGCGATATGTCGGCAGGGACGTTTGAGCAGACGGCACACTGTCAGGCGGACTTATTGAGGCAGTATTTTAATAGGGTTTACTATTGTTAGAATATAATGAGTTAAGGTAGTTTAAACCCAAAATTATTGAACTAGAGGAGAGTTTATGAGCAAAGAGGTAAAAGTATCAAAGGTTATTCTCAAGATTGATGGCAAAGAGATTGAGTTATCCTTGGAATCTGCGAGAGAACTTAAGGACGTTCTCAACGATATGCTAGGTTCACCACCTATTATGCGGGAAGTTGAACGGTATCCGTACGTGCCCTACATTCCTTGGTATGTCCCCGAAAGAAAAAGCAACGAACCATATTGGAAAGAATGGAAAATAACGTGGGGAACTGGAACAAGCAATCCGTTTGATACCGTTTATCTGTCTCAATGTTAGACTCATGTACCAAAGGTACAAGGAGATCGGGGGACGCAAAAAGCGTTCGCCGCAAATATGCAAACGGGAGCGAAAGAACCCAAGACCCCACAGCACAGGGGAGAACACTATCCTGATTGGTGATTGCTCCGTGGAACGAGCTAGGTTGGAAAAATGTCCAACTGAAAGCCTAAATTAATCAGGAGGGGACAGTATCCTAGGTAGATTTCCCTTAAACCTGCGTGCTGGTTTGCATATACAAACCGTGAACAATGCGTTCACAAAAGATGAACAGGGGTGATTTATGGGAATCTTAGGTAGTCTAGGGCTTGAGGCAGCCACAAGTGCTATAGGTAGTATAGGCACTCTAGCAAAAGACATTAGGGCAGTAATAACAGGGAAAGAGATAATAGACCCTAATAAACTTGCAGAGATAGAAGCAAAAACATTGGAGCTAGAGCAACGTGCTGCGGAAATTCAGACAGAGATTAACAAAACCGAGGCTGCTAGTTCATCTGTTTTTGTAGCCGGTTGGAGACCTGCTGTTGGTTGGGTATGCGTCTTTGGGCTCGCCTATCAAGCCATAATTAATCCGACAATAGAGTGGGTTGCGAAGTGTTTTGCCACTGGTGTAACTGCCCCAGAACTCGATACGCAATCCTTGGTAACTATTCTAATGGGTATGTTAGGACTTGGGATGTATAGAACATTAGAAAAGAAGTGGGGCGTAAGCGATAAACACTGAGCAATAGGGGCTTTATGAGCCACAAAAAGAGCAAGATCGACCTTGCCATTGAGTACCAAAGAGAGATAGACTGTTATAACGACCCGCAAAGGTTCCCTTTCTACCGAGACATAGCCAAATATCTAGGCAAAAGTTATCCCGCCACTAAAACCCTGTTTTGGGAACTACAGAAAAAGGGTGTCATTTCTGGTGAACGTGGCGGCCTCTCCCCTGATGTAGAACAATACCGAACCGAAACCATAGCAGAAGAAAAACAGAAGCTAGTCGAACTATCTAAAGACAGCCTCATTACCCAACTACTCAAGGAACGTGCCAAGACTGAGGTAATTGCCGATGCTATGGTAGCTGCCGCATTAGATATGCGGATACCCACCGTTGAACCACCACCCCAAATAGACCAAGACCTTACAGAAGAATATATGATGCTGGAATTATCTGATATTCAAATAGGGCAGTTCACCGAGGGAACCCTGGTAAGCAACCTAGCTTCGTATTCCTTTGAAGAGTTTACGGTCAGGCTCAAAAGACTTCAGTACAAGATAGGGATATTCAAGAACCTCTTTTCAGGGAAACGTAATCTATCAAAAATCGTGGTACACTGGTTAGGGGATATAGTCGATGGTGACTCGATATTTCCCGGACACGCCCACTACATAGACCGAGCCGCTGTCGATCAGGTATTTGATAGTATGTCTCATCTGATAGAATTTTTATTGGTTCTGGCTCAGATGTTCTCTGAAGTAGAGTGCTTCTGTGTGATAGGCAATCACGGTCGGATAGGCAGAAAGGGTGAATCCCATATTAGAAATAATATGGATTATATTCTCTATCGGTTCTTAGGAGCTTCCCTTAGAAACCAAGAAAATATTAAGTTCTATATCTCGCAATCTCCCTGTATGATTGTAGAACACGCCCCAGGACATATCTTCTATCTCACACATGGGGATGAAGTACGCGGGTGGATGGGGATACCGTTTTACGGGTTAGATAGGATGTCTCGCAAATTGCGTGGACTTACCAATCTACCTATCAATTACGTTCTTTGTGGTCATAATCATACGGATGCAGTGTTACCCTTGGCTGGTGGTAAGATCATAATGAATGGGGCATTTCCCGGAGGGTCTGTCTACTCAATCAATCAACTAAAAGAGGCGGATCTACCGAAGCAAGTCCTGTTCATGTTTCATCCCAAGGAAGGGGTACACTCGATTACTGATTTACGGTTAGCCGAAAGAAAGGAATTGGTTGCAGATGAAAGGGGGATTTACACACCGATTGCGGCTGTATGACATTTTCCCAAAATACCATATTTTCTTGAATAGGAAAATGACCGTTCTTGCGACAAAACTTGTGACATTTTTTGCATACAACTGTATGCAAGTTGCAGATAATATTTAAGATGCGGTTGACAAAAGGGGTGACAATTAGGGACTATCTGCAAACCATGATGTACAGATAGTCGTACTATTCTTACATTACGGTTTCATAATGTAAGGTTAGCGACCTATTGTCAAGTTCTTCATTTCCTATGGCAAACATAGGATACCCTCCAATCTATTCACAGGATGAATGATAATCTTTCAAGCATGTGCACCAATTCTAATCACTCCACCATCAACCATGTGGGTTGAAACATCACAACACCCGAATGCTGTACCATCTTCCATCCACCCGATCCATTCATATTCACTTAACCAAATATCTTTAGGGATAAAGGCTAACCAATCTTCATCGCCTCCATGTTCGGATAATTGTCGATACTTCTCCGGTGCTTCGTGGAAACGCCAAACCTTAATGAATGACATTTCTTCACCTCACTTCAAAATAGACGTGGCTATTGTTCGCTATCTCTCTCCTTTCGCAGTGTAACTTTTGGGGTACTTTATCCAAAAAATACGATAAAATCAAGGAAAATGCACCAAAGTTACACAGCGTCATTTTTGTTAAATCGTTGAAACCATTGATATTTGTGTCTTTCCTGTCCATAGGCAAATAGGGGTTAACGGCCTTTCACGCCGGCGACAGGGGTTCAAATCCCCTTGGGGACGCCACTTTGCGGGCGGCCACTTTTTTAACGGGTATTTTTGGGGTACTTTATTTTTTTTCTTCAGTAACAATAAACATGATTGAATCATCATCAGAATATTCTCTTTGCCATCCCCCTTGACATTTCTCAAAGAAAGAACCACGCTTTATTAAAAACGGTACACTTTTATCTATTGGAAACATTTTGAATATTTGTTTTTCTTCTACCGTTTCTGGCGTAAATACTAATTGTTTCCAATCTGGTTGAATTAACAAAGTGACTTTCATTCCATGCCCCCCCCCCTACTTGGTGCGGTATTTATTATACCAATCTTGATGTTCGTCTATCCACTTTTCAACTGCTTCTTGCCCCTCAGAATGAATGACACCCACTAATTCACCTGGACATCTATCGGTATACATTGAGAATCCAGTAAGAATATCCTCGCCATCCACAGGACAAAAACAGGGGAGATAATCTTCTCTAGTAAAACTTGCATCTAATACCCACTTATCAAACATCCCCCACCTCCTTCCATTGCTCCTCAAACATTTCATCCATACGTCCCACAAGTGCCCTCGTATCCTCTGCTATATTAAAATTGTATATCCATGTCATATTGGGTGGCCCACTATGGCCCAATAGGTCTTGGACAGCTTTAAGACTAGCCTTATGTTTATCTAGGTGTATCGAGGTGAAAAATCGCCTCAAGGTATGAAATCCAAAATGGGGTATCTCTGCCCTTTCGCAAAGTCCCTTCATCATTTTCTGTCTAGCTACCCATCTACCTCCATAATATTTGCTATGGGGGATCTTGTTTTGAAAGACAAAATCCGAATGTGGTAGCCGGTTTTCCCATTGCCACATAAGCCCTTCATAAGTTCTTGGGCTCATTGGAATGTCTCTGTGCTTTATATTACCATCCCTGTTTTTCTTTGTCTTCAATCTAATTAGGCGTTTCTCGAAATTAACATCTTCCCACTTCAACCTGAATATCTCATCTCTACGTCCACCACTCATAATGAACAGTCGGAGCATATTCCTATCCTCTCCTTGGGCTACGGCTAATAACCTAACCACCTCTCTCTCAGTGGGAACGTAAATATCCTTCTTAGTGTGAGGTAATTTGGGCTTTTGTGGCTTGATAGGATTATTCCGTATCCCTAAAATCGGTATTCCCCAATTCCACATAGCCAATAGGTTCTTACGGTCTTTATTTCGGGCATTGTTTGATGTGTTTCTAGCCCTCTCCTGCAAAAAGTCAAAGGCCATTTCCGGTGTGATAGTATGGACCTCCGTTGTTGGTCTCCATGCCTTGACTATCCTTTGGCATAGAAATTGCTTCTCCTGTTGCGTTTTATCAGAGCAGGCACTACAGGAATCTAAATATTTCCTACAGAAGTCGATCAAGATTATATCGCTTGACCCCTTCCCTTCGTTCCTCAAGCGTTTCTTTGTCTCGGCTTCCCATGCGGTTGCCTCGGCCCGTTTTAGAAAGCCGGAGCGTGTGTATCGTTCCTTCTTGTCCTGTACCGTTCCTCTGTGCCTGATTCCCCCTTTTGTCTTGTACTTGTAAGGCATTTTCTAACCCCCTTTCGGTAAATAACCATTTTCCCCCTATTTTAACACCACCTAGTTCTTGGGCATGGTTATATACCCACCCTTCGGAAGTGTCAAGTAGTTCGGCTACGGCTTTAATCTTGAGGGCCTTCATCCTCATCCTTGTCCTCCAGGGGACACCAATCCTTATAGCACCCAGGACACAATAATTCGGGAACATTCTCAGGATTGGTGCTAAATGTACCGTATTTCCATACGATAGTCATAGTATCAAAATCGAAATAACCATGACAATTATCACAACTTGATACTTCCGGTGGGTCAGCGAGTTCAATCACCTTGACCATCACACCTCCGTGGCCTTCACTGCCTCATCACAAGCCATACACATCTTAAATGTAATGTACTCAATCCCTATCTGATAACCTTCTTCATCGTATTTAGCAGTTCTTTCGGAAAAGAAGTGGTATTTATCGCCTTTTTTGATTTTGCCTGCACAATAGCCGCAGTCATGGTCTTTTCTGGATGTTCTAAACTTTATCATCACCCGACTCCTTCTCTGGCAGGGGACACTTACCACCGGGATACCTTTTTTCTGCTTCTTCTTCCGCTAATCTCTGGTCAGATTGCCACATTGTTGCCCCTTCTTTATGGAACTCCCACCATTTAGCCCCGTCAACAAAAGCTCTGCGAATATCATCGGCAGGCCAACTTCCCTCAATCACCTTTTCCATCACACCCACTCTCCTTTCTCCCACCCCCATCCCCACCTGTTGAAGCAGATGAAGGCGAGGATGAGTTGTTCCCATGTTTGAAATGTTTTGATATATTCCCACCACTCTCTCAACTTTTCTATTTGACGTGGGAGAGGATAAGAACCATAACCAAATGGATCTGATGTCCAATCGAGAATAGTTTCTAATTGCCTTACTACTTCTGAATCAACTATATCGGTATCTGCCATTGGGATGGCAGCCATCTTCACCAACTGGTGGAGAACTATGCGCATATTCCTAATATCCGCCCAGTCAGACATTACTATATTATTAGCTTTGCAAAACTCCTCCCAAAACTGCGGGGGAAGAGCTTTGACCATCTTGCTATATTCGTCCATCACTCCTCCTTGTGGGATTGCTCCCCAGGGTTTGCCGTGATAACGCTCACGGCTGGCGTTGTAGGGTTAATCCTGCCAGCCATCCTTCCAAGAGTTTCAAAATATTGACTTAATGGATATTGTATCCCAAACGGACATTCATCAATATACTTGATAGAACAGGGTTTTTTAAATGGCCTATCATCATATTTTGTTTCTCGTTTATGACATTTTTTACAACAGGTATGCACTTAATCCCCTCCCCCCAGGGTTTGCCGTGATAACGCTCACGGCAGGCGTTGTAGGGTTATGTTGTGCACCATGACACCGTTCGGTCGTACACACCCATTTCTGGGGAGGGGCTTGATACCCTCCGGCTTGTTAGTGTTTGTCCATCGAAGCGTTTCTACGTAACCTACTCCGCATTGCCGGTTGAAAGTCAACCGGAAAACTTACCGCCATTTCTGGCCGCCGAATACCTCTTCTGTTCATGGTGCACAACTTCCTGTTGTCAGTCCTACTTACTGAGATAAGCTGGCCTCCTTTTTAGAATCCCTGGGGTTATCAAAACGGTACTTCATTGTCATGGTCTTGGATAACCTTGCGAATCTTCGCCAAAGACTCTTTTGGGTCTGGACGTTCCCTTTGACAGACATTTAATCGATCCTGTACCCATCGTTTTAAATAATCAAGTACGTGTTCTGGTTCATCGTCAGGATCAACCTTAGCCCTTGCCGATACCTTCTTGTTGTTAAACCCCTCTGACTTTAATTCCCCATACTCTACTTCGATGATTTTCATATATTCCTCCTTTCAAAACGCCGGGCAGCCTATGCCGCCTTTAGTTCACTCATCTTGGTATCAAACGCTGTCTTAATGGTGGTATATGCTTCTGCTTCTATCCTTTTTATGTCGTCTAGTATCTCATGTTCATTCCACCATTTAGCAAGGCTCTTGACTGTGGTTTTCTCAGCTATTTGCACTTCATACTCTTTCGCAAAGGCATGACAGAGTTCGGGAGTGAGTTCGCCGTTAGGCTCAATGTCAGTAACTATTACACCAATTCCCTTAATATCTTTTCCGTATTGAGTGTCTTCCGATTCAATCTCAACGGGTAACTTCTTTTGTTTGACTTCTTCTGCTCTCTCGGCAATGTTCTTGTCAAACGTCCCATACTTCACACCATTGCTATCGGTAATGGTGTACTTGGTGTATGGATTACCCTTCTTATTTGTGCCAGATTTGCTTTCTATGTTTACTATGGTTATTGAGCCTACTGCTGTTCCTTTGCTAGGCTGAGATTCTGGTTTCTCTGGTTGCGGTGGTTTATTATACTTCCCATCATTCAGCCCTTGATAAATGTCTGCCCCTACCCCAATGGCTTTCATTGCTACCGATAGAGCATCGGTTACAGCCATCTTAAAGGCTTCGTCTGAGGTGTGCAATCCCTCTTTCTCTTGTGCTACAAGCATTGAACCACCTATGCCTTCTACCCATTCAGACCATTCCTCATCGCCTATCTTATACTTGAGTATCACAAGAGCAAAAGCACATATCTGCCCATCGCTACTTGTTTCGAGCCACTTCTCCTTTATTTGATAATTCCACCCAATCCCCACCGGCCCAAACAATTCTGTCATAGCTTGCATACGCCATATCGGGCTTATATCTGTCATACCTTTCAGTCTACCGCCTGTAATTTTCTTCAATGCCCAATTAGGCGGTGATTTTAGTTCATCCCAAAAGCGTAGGTTCTTTTCCATATTACCCCCTTTTCTTTATTATAATGCATAATACCCAAAGGCTATCCCTGCACCAAAGACAAGGCATAGCCAGAGCATATTGCAAATTTTCTTCTCTATCTCGTAACGCCTTTCGGTGATTATTTTGTAGCCTCTGACTCTTGACATGCTACCCTCTCTTCTTTATAGCCTTTTGCAAATTGTAGATGTTAAGGCACGCCTTAAATATTTCCCACTCATGCTCAAGGTCAGGATAATTCTGATACTGAAACGCTTCATCCTCTGCCCTGCCGATATTCAGAATAGCGCAGTTCTCTACATATTCCCTTTGCTCCATGAGTAGTTCACGGTATGCTGCAAGCTGATATGACATTTCAGGATAGATGCCTTTGCCTGTCTTGAAGTCAAGCAATGTAGGCACTTCATCGACAAGCCCGTAAAAGTCAGGCATACCCCCGAAGCCCCATCGTTCTGATACCATCGGCTCTTCTACAATGTATGGTGTAAGCAATTTACCTTTGCGCCATTCGTAAAACGAAAGCATACAATTCTCGGCTTGATCTATTTGGTTTTTAGTGTAGTCTGAGGTATCAGGTTTATCGCCTTTCAAGTAGCAGAGAACGAGGTGATGTACCAAAGTTCCTATATCGGCTTTATCGTCTCTGAATTTTCTGTAGTCGATTCCCTGGCATCCCAAATTCCAACTCCAATGAATGAGTGCAGGTTTTGCCAAAATACCCAATGCGGTAGTTACACCTATCACTCTTGTGCCATCCTTGAGCTTGTACACGGTATGTACCTTATCTTTTCCCATGTCTATGCGACCCCTCCTTCACGTTTAGTCATTATCGTTCAACCTGAGCGATTCTGGTAAGCCGCCCTCTCTAGGGCTTGGTGTTAGTGCGGTTGCCGTTGCTTACATAAGACAGCTTTTGCCTGATGATATTCTATATCCTTTTGAGCCCTTTTAACTACCCTCATGTGATACCCTGCGTTCCAAGAAAAGGTCTTTTTAACATTTGCCTTGATATGCTCTGCTCTTGTTGATTGTTCTTCCGCAAGCTCCTTAGCAATAACTTCACATCTAACTAGAGCTTCTTCCCTGGTATCGAAAATGTCGCAATTTTTAATTGAGTAATAGTTAGTGCGGTACTTTATGGTTTCTCCATGCTCCAAACTATCGCTAATTTCCACTTCGGTTATGGTTATCAGTTCCGGCTCAGCTACCCACCGATATTCCATAACATATCCACGAGGCCCTTCATATCCCTTGCCGCAATAATCGCAATCCAATGTTACCGTGTCATCATTTCCCAAAACCAGAACGACTTGTTTC